TCAACAAAGCACGACAATATCGCCAGCCGCCACACGCTCGGACAGAGATGTCAGCTTGCCGATCCCTTCCTGCAGAAATCGGCTGAGCTGCTCGATGCACTCGCGCTGGTCATCAGTGAGGCTGAACTCAGCCTCCATGCTTTCCATCAGGTCAAGGCAACACTGGTTGAGGAACCCCACCTCCAGTAACTCCGCCCGGAGCCTACGCCGCAACATCTCGTCCATACCAACATCCCTATCTACTCGACACATCAGCGAGGGACCGTAGCAAAAACGAGATACCGGTCACAATTATCAAAACGCTTAGGATCACGGGGTCAGATACCGCTCTTTGCTCGCCTGAACAGCCTTGACCCAGGTGGCCAGGTCCGGCTCGGAGCCGCCCTTGATCGCTTCGACCTCGACCTCGACTTGGTAGGGCACGCAAGGTAGCTCCTTTAGAGCAGGCCGTCATGATCCGGTAACACTCCTCTTGAACCCGCAGACCTGAGATCGAATCAGCCTTTTTACATCAGGACCTATCTGTGCCTTAATGAGCACTCTTCTTTCACAGGTAGGTGATTTATGAAATCTAGATTAAATGTACTAGCTCTAGGTTTGATCTTCGCGGCAAGCTCAGCACTTGCCGGCAATATTGTCCCTCGCGGCCTTAACAGCGTTGGTAAACTTGCCGAGTCCCCTAATGGAGTCTACCGCCTAGAGCTTACCAATACAGGCGACCTTGCCATCTTTGATAAAAACAACAAGTTCATCTGGCGAGCTGACGAGTCCACAGGGATTGTTGGGAAGATGACAGGTGATGGCTGCCGACATGACGGATGGAGAATGCAGGTCCATGAGGGCATCAGCATCGAAGATCGCAAAGGGTGTTTTAAATACCTAAACAAGATAGATAGCAACCTGCCTGCGAATGCTGGTGATTACACCAACTATGTTTTGCAGGATGACGGCAACTTCGTCGCGTATCTTACAAACATCCGATGGAAAACAGGTGCGTATCGCGCAGCTGCCGCCGGTGCCACTCAGTCAGTTATTATTCCTCCCGGCACAGTCATGCCGCGAGGCACCGTATACGTGAATGGCAATTACAGCTTTCGCTTTCAGACAGATGGTAACTTAGTAGTTTATGATGGCTCTACTCCGATCTATAATGCGGAACTTGACGGCAAGGGCGGGGTCAAAGCGCAAATGCAGTACGACGGTAACTTCGTCGTCTACGACGTTAACGACAATGCGATTTGGCATACACACACAGATGGGAACCAAAATGCCTACATGGCCTTCCAGCCAGATGGCCATTTGCTTATTGTGAAACAGGATGTAATCTGGGCCCGTTTTGGGCACCAGTCAACATACTGGGCACCGGCCAAGCCAGGCTCTCCGTTTTTCATCCCTCTCGGCTGGTTGATCCCAGACTCCGTCAGCAACTGGCTTTAAGCCAGGCGTATGTATAAAAGAGGCTCCAGCTCGAAGCTGGAGCCTTTACATTTCAAGGAGGCGGAGACTATCAGAACAGAAGCCCCGCGTGGCCCCTGCCGCCCATGCGCCCTTCTTGACGGCAGCTACAAGGACAGGCTCGATTTCCCTTCACCAATCCGGAGCGCTAGCCTGACCGCAACGCTGCTGCGTGCAATGCATTGCAGCTAGGTCTGGATGCAGTCGAGCAGAGGTAGAAACAAAAATGTAGACCGATAGGCTCCGACACGTTTAAGCTACAAAAATTTACCAGAATTCTCTTGCATTTCAAATTTCAGCGCAGATCATCACAGTACAACCACTCATGTGAGACCCTCAAAAATCCAAAACCAGCCCCAGAAGCAAGCAAAACATAAAAATAACTTTTTGGAGAATCAAAAATGAAAACCAAAATTGAATTTTATATAATAGATTTCAAATACAAAATCTCTACCAATGAAGCTACTTTCCATGGAGAGAATCGAATCGCCTTCCCCTCAGCCGTAATACCAGAAAATTTTTCTGAAGACGGATTCCAGAAAAGAGTCTCAGAAATCCTGAACAGCAAAGCACTCGAACTGCTGCCTCAAATTTTTATTGAGCATAACATCAAGACCAACGACAGTGGTGCAATCTCCTTTGACCTTGAAGTAGTTAAATCAACAAAAATCAGCACATCTGTTTCAACCGCCATCTCACAACAACTATCCGAAACCCCTAAAGAATAAGGCCAAGCGCCCCAACGACTTACTCATCGACATAGTTCAACTGGCAAACTCATGATCGTAACTATCAGTTAAGATGATAGTTACGATCATCGAAAACATTCGATAACAACATGATCTCGCGCACACTGAAGATCATGCCTCGGTCACCGCTTTCCGTTGTGCGCCGATGTTGCTCAACTCTTGCGTGATGGCTGGTGGATCTCCGCACGCGATCCGCTCACCTTGAAACGCGGGTCCGACCGCCTGCTGTGCCTGGACGGCATGCTGGTCGGCTCGGCTCAGTCAAACCTCGATATCGAACTGGGGGAGCTGCGGCGCCGGCCCGGTCACCAAGCCATCGCTGATGAACGCCATCTGCCCAGCCGGCACCGCCGTGCCCCGAGCCGCGATCACGACGTTGTTTCGCAGACGGACGCGGCAGGTGCCGGCGCCCTCGTCGACGTCGATCACCTCCCCCACCGTGCGCGCGCCGCCCGGTAAGAGCCCGATGAACCGACGCCAGGGGTTGACCGTCGCCATCAGGAACCTCCCGGATAGTGGCGCTCGATGCGCAGGGTCTGCCACACGCGGCTAGCCCCTACCCCCTCGGCCGAGATATCGGTGGCCAGGCAGAGACCGCGCCACGTCGCCTGTTCGTCCCTCACCTCGACCAGCATTCCAGGCTGCACCAGGCCCGGTACTCCATCATCCTTCTGGAAAAGCGGGATGCGCCGCGTCTCGATCGCCTGGTTACCGCCCTTCGACAACTCGCAGATCCCGCGCGAGCGCGCCACCTCGGTGCCGGTCATCCAGTCCTCCATGACGTCGGGCGCCGACTCCTCGCCGGCGGTACCGGCGCGCCGCACCTGCACGCTGACGCCGTAGCTGGTCCCGCTGACGTAGACGAAATTCCATGCCGGCTGGGGACTCCACTCGCTGCCCCACTCGGCGACGATGGCGGCCGGGATGATCCGGTCGGGAATCGCGGTGTCCCAGTACCAGGTCGCCTCACGATACCGCGGCAGGATCGTCACCGAGTCGTCCATCAGGCCCGGCCGCACGATGCCGCCGGCGACCTCGGCCAGCTTGACGATGACCTGCATCGGCGTCTGATCCTGGTAGCTGAAGGCGCCGGCCGGCAGCGTCCAGTCCGGCGGCCCCATGTTTTCGACGTCCCAGGACACGGAAAAGCCGGTGTACTGCAACTGCTCGTCGACAACCTGACGTGCGTTCAGCGGCGCCGTGTTCACCGCGCTGCGCTTCGGCGCATAGGGCGCGTCCAGCAGTTGGGTGCGGCTCGCGCCGCTGATGGTGTAGCGCTCGCTCGGATGCTTGCCACTGCCGCTGTAACGCTCGACCAGAAACCGCCAGGTCCAGCCGTTGATTTCCAGCTCTACCGTCTTCGGCCCGCTGGCATCTGGCGCCGCCAGGTCCAGCGAGGTGCGGCCGAACAGGTCGGCCGAGAACGACCAGGCGAACGAGTCGATATCCAGGCCGATGCGAATGCTGGTCGCATCCAGCGGCGTGCGACTCGGCAGCACCACCAGGGTGACCGTGTTTCCTATCATGTAGGTCTCCAGTATCTCGGGCTCGGTGGGTGGATCTATCGGTACCACCGGCCCCGGATAGTCGGGATAGACGATGCCCGTCGGCACCGGATCGGTCGGCCGCCCCCCATGCCCAGGGAATCCGCCGCAACGCATCGAAGCGGGCCGGACTGCCGTAGCTGCTGCGCGCCCCGGCGTCCACCGGCCGGATACCACGGACCGGCGCCACGTAGCGGAAATCGAAGAACACGTCGGGCGTGTTCGCCGGGGTGTAGCGGGTCGGGCCGAAATTGAAGTCGAGCAGGCTGGTCGGGATGTAGAGACTGGCACGCCTCTCCGACAGCGCATCGCGGAAGCGGTCGAACTCGGCCGAGCGCCGCCAGCCGGGCGGACGGCCGGCGTCCTTGGGCGACGGGCACGGGTTGTAGATCAGCGACAGGCGCCGATCACGCGGGCGCAGCGTCCGATCCCAGCCTAGCTCTCGCTCGACCTCCAGCACCCGGGTGCTGTCCCAAGCGCTGCGGGCTGCCGCGTTGCGCTGCTCGGCGTGCTCCCAGCCACTCCCCCAGCCCGCATCACGCACCGGTACACCGGACCAGCCACTGGCGCAACGCCGTGCCAGTGGTCGGCCGGAGCCCCACAGCCCGGCGCTACGCGCATCGACACGCACCAGGCGCTGCCAGCGCAGCGGGACGGCGCGCACGGAAAGCGGCGCCGCCCTCTGCCAGGGGGCGCCGAAACTCGCATTGATCATAGAGCCTCGACAGGAAAGGGCCCGTGGCTGAGCGGGCGGTAGTAACGCGTCGCCTGCAGACGGGCCGTGCCGACCTGGCGGCTGGGGTTGTCGCCCTCGATCGGCCACCACTCCGGCTCAACCACCGGCAGCACCCCGGCCTCGGTCACCTCGTAGAGCCAGCCAGAGAAGATCGTCGGACGCACGCGCTGGCCCAGGCTCACCGCGAGACGCGGCTCGAACACCGCGCCCCAGTCATCCAGCCCCATCGCGTAAGTGGTCCCGCCGGCCGTCACCTCCAGGGCGATCTCGGCGCGCCCGGACTCGGCCGTCTGCCCCACGCCGGCCACCCGCCATTCGCCATCGAGCTTGCGCTCGATGACCACCACCTGGCGCGAGGCCGCACCGCCATCGACCGTGACGACCGCCCGCACCTTCGCCGGGTCGGTCGGATCTCGACCGCCCGAGCCTTCGGTCAGGTCATAAGAGAGCAGGCGCGTATCGGCATCGAGGACCGGCCAGCGAATGATCCCCAGGCGCGGGTCGCCTTCGTCGGTGACCTGTATCACGAACTGTCCGCGCAGGCCCGATGCCTCGAAGCGCTGCACCGTCTCGCCCTCGTAGACCTGGAAGGACGCCGTCATCGCAGTCGCGGTGACCACCGCCCCGCGATACAGCGTGGCGATCTTGCGCGCCGGAGTCTCCTCCCCTTCGCGGGTGACCTTCACGGCGAGGGTCTGGTAGATCGCCTGCCTGGCCCCCGACCAGGCGACCTCCACAGGCGGGCGCAGCGTCTTCGGCCCAATGCCGAACCGCTGCAGCCAGGTATCGGGCCGGACCTGGACCGGCGGCACCACCTGCAGTATCAGCCCGCTCATGCTGGCCACCACGCCGGATCAACAGACAGGAACCAGAGCCCCCAACGGTCCATATCCACGTAGTAGGTCTTGCCATCCATCTGCACCGCCTCCGCCACCGAGGTTGCGGCCAGCGGCAGGCCAAGCCGATCCAGCAAGTGCCCATGCCGGTAGTGGCCCAGGATCGGGTCGAAACACACACCCTTCAGGCGGCCGACGTAGTTCGCACCGTTCGTCACATAGGGCTGCTGCATACGCCAATAGGGCGGATTCTCTCCCTCTGGCCTGTCGTAGTACATGCTCTGGTACTGCATCTGATCCATCAGCGCCCCCACGCCAGCGCCGCCACCCTGGATGATCTCCCCCGAGCGCTGGTCACGCAGTGAACTGAACCCACTCCCAAAGGACCGGTTGGTACTTCGGCTGGCTGAACTCTGATACCCCTGGGCGCCACCGACGGCGATGAATCCCTGAACGCCAGAGGCGCCACTAAAGCTCTCGTACTGCCCGACATAGAGGCCGAGGCTGTAGTCCTCGCTCGTATTCTCATAGCCCCTATCCGCCAGCATGCAAAAGACAAACGTCTCGGCATCCGCGCAGATCTGCCAATAGGTGGCGTAGTTCCAGTACATGTAGCCCAGATAGAGGATATGGGCATCATTGCTGGTGGGGTTGGTATCCGCCGACCACGTACGTGATCGCGTGTTGACTCCCTTTGGAAGCGGAGTGCTGATATCCAGCATTCCCTCATGTACAAAGATCCCGACGAAGTCCCGGTAGCTGCTACCGCTACTACTTGGCAAGTGCTGGCAGAACGTGATCTGTGCACAGTTGGACGCCGGAGCCAGGGTGATGGCAGTGTCGAACTCGCTCACCACGGTCCACCCTGCCGGTGGCTTGTTGCCGTAGCCATCGACCAGCGCCGCGCGCAGGTAGCTCTTGAGCTTCTGGAACGGCGTCACCGCCGACGGGAAGAGCGCCGGCGGTGCGCCGGCGTCCCGATAGCTGTACTGTCGAGCGGTCATCAGTCCGCGTCTCCTCTGATCTGCAGGTGGAACTCATCGTCCTCGACGGTGCCCTTGCCACTCAGCACCGTCCGCACGATCCACATCGGCCCCAGGCACGAGTCGGTGTTGAAGCGCACCGCGTTGCCGGCCGCCCAGCCACTGCCCCAGCCTTCCTTGCGGATGGTGAAGTACGGCGTGTTCGTCTCCGGGTTGATCGGCGCCGTGTCGGTGGTGGTAGTGCCGTTGGCGATCACCCCCAGCTTCTCCTCCACCACGCTGAAACTGGTCGAGGAGTTGAACACCAGCGCCCACTTCGCATCGATCGCACCGCGGTTGGCGATCAGCGGCGGATAGGCGAGGCTGTTGTAGTTGGCGGTGGTCCCGTCGCCCTTCGGCTCGTCGGTCCAGTTCGGCGAGCCGATATCCCAGGTCCGCTGGGTGAACCAGTGGTGCAGCCGCGCCTGCAGGTCGCCCCAGCTCAGCGCACTGGACGCCAGCGTTTCGCCCGCCGGCAGATCCCAGGGCAGCGGCGAGGAGATTCCCAACTCGCCGTTCACTTGGACCTCGGTGCAAAGGGTCATGTGCTCGACCCGGTCGCGCACCACCAGCGGTAGGGTCAGCGGGTTGCCCTCGGCATCCTGCAGGGCCAGCGGGTTGGCCCAGGTCACCCGGCCGCGTTCCAGGTCGACACTGTAGCCCGCCGAGGCCAGTTCCACCGCGTTGGCGTCCACCACCTTGATCTCGGCCTGCTGGTCGCGGCCGAGCTGCAGCACGCCGCCAGCTTGAGGACTCGGCACCGTGGTCTCGGCGGTATGGGCAACCACCATCACGTCGCCCTCGCGGAACACTGGCACCCGCCCGTCCGCCGGCAGTCGCACCGGGTCCAGGCCCAGCAGGGTGGCGTCCAGCGGCAGCGAGGTGAAGACGACCGCGTTGTAGCGCAGCAGCAGCGGAATCACCGGGATATCGCTGGCCCCAGTGGTGTCCTCCAGATTGCTGGTGAAGCGCAGCCGGACGATGCCGGTCACGATATCGACGCTACCCTTGATCACCGCGCCATTGAGCTTACCGTTCGCGTCCGCCGTGGTGGTCACGATCTGCGCGGTATCCAGGCGAACCGCCGTCACCTGCAGGCTCGCAGAACGCAGCGGCGCCCCCGGCGTGCGGAAGGTCATGCTGGTGACGCTGAAGCCGGCGTTGGTGGTCAGGCAGGCCAGCAGCGTGACCGTCGGCGCCGCCCCCGAGCCATAGGTATTCAGCGTCGCGGTACGGCCGGCGTAGTCCACCGAGCCGACGGCGATGCCGGCGTTGGTGCTGCTGTTGATGTTCTTGTAGAGCACACCGGAGCGGTCGACGTAGACCTCGCCGGCCCAGGTGAACACCAGCGAGCCCGGCAGGATCGGCTCGGCCACACCAGGCAACAGGTCCAGGGTCACCGGAGCGACGGTCTGCGAATCGGTCTGCTCGCCGTACTCGACGCCGCGACTCTGCGCGCGCACGCTCAGCGTGCCGCCGAACCCCTCCAGCAACGTGGTATCGGTGGCCACCAGGCGCAGCTTCTTCATACCGAAGTTGTCGACCGTGTCGGTGTAGTAGGTGTACTCCTTGAACACGTAGTTGCCGGCCACCTTCAGGCTGAATTCGCCGGTCTCGTAGTTGATCGTCCCGGCGCGCCCGGCCCAGCCGCCGGCGGCGTCGTCGGTCACCGAGTTGTCCACGGTGATCTCCGATTCGAAGATCGGCAGCGCCCCGGTGCCCATGTCAGCACCGAGGGTCGGTGCCGCCTGGCGACGCTTGGTGATCCACGATAGGCGCACGCTGCCCGCCTTGAGCGGCGCCCCGGGGAGAGTGCCGATGCACATGCCGGTGCTGTCGGAGGTCACCGCCAGCGGGCTGTCGGTCACGCTGCCCTGCTGGTAGGTATGCACGATCCCACTCCCGGCATCCGGGGTGGCGCTCAATTCCATGCTGACCTTGCCGTCGGCATAGTTGATCTGGCCGCTGCCACCGGTACCGCTGAGCGAGCCGTTGCCGCTATCGAGCACGGTGCGCTCTACCCCGCCGACCTTGAACGTCGCCTTGTAGGAGCCGGGCAACAGCCCCTGGTGCGGCAACGTCCGGTTGATCCGCGCGCGCGCCTGCACGCTGGTGCCGGTGCGCTGGGTCAGCGCCGCATCGTTCTGCCCGACGTAGGCGTAGATCAGCGAACTCCCCACGTCCGGCAGCGCGCTCAGGGTGATGGATACCGAGCCGGTCGCGAAGTCCACCGTGCCGGTGCCTTCCCCGGCCAATTCGCCGTTGCCCTGGTCGCGGATCTCCTGCCATTTGCCCAGGGCGAGGAACGAGACCACCAGGGTGCCCGGCTGGGGCGGCGCTTCGGACAGCGACAGGGTGTAGACGAAGCCGCGGTTGCCCAGTTCGATAGGGATCTCCCCGGTCACCGCTTCGCCCGTCGCCGCCGCGGCAGGCTGGTAGGTGGCGCTCGCTGTCCCGCTCCAGCCGCTGCCGGAGGCCGCCATCTCGATTGCGCCGCTCTCGTAGTCGACGGTACCGCTGGCAATCCAGTTCGAACCGCTGATGTAGCGCAGGCCTCCCTTGCGGTCGTCGGCGAACACACCGCCGCCGGCGCTCAGCGACAGCGAACCCGGCGCGCAGCCGGTGCCGAGGAACGTCCGCGACCTGCCGCTGCCTATGTTCGCGACATTCAGGTTGACCGTCCGCGCCGGCCCGGCCGCAGCGAACAGGCGCCGCTGGTAGCCGGCCAGTTGGTCGACCAGCGCGTTCTCCCGGGTGGTGCTGGGCACCAGCTGGGAATAGACCGACTTGACCCGCAGGCTCAGCGCGCCGCGGCTGACAGCCTCGGCCAGGGGGCTGATGCCGTAGTACCGCGCGGCATCGGCGACCTGGGTGCTGAGCACCTGGCTTTTCGGGCTGGTGGTACCGCCTGGAGTCACCTGGCCGCCGGGGAAGGTCGCGCCCAGTGGCGCGCTGATCGACAGGTCCAGCCGGCGCCGGGTGAAGTTCACGAAGTTGCCGTTGCCGTAGTCGTGGGCGAACTGTTCCAGCCGCGCCTCGACGTCGGTGATGCGGACATACTGCGAGCGCGACTCGAACACCAACTGATAGACCTCGCCAATCTCGGGCAGCCGCTGTTCTTCGCGCTGCACGCAAGCGATGGCGCGCTGGCCCTGCAACTGGTTGCCCAGCAATTCGAACGAGGCGGACACGGCCGGCACCACGAAGGACTCGATGGCGTTGCGCGCGTCGCGGCGCTCGTCGGTCTGGCTACCGGTGTTGAACAGCAGCACCGAGACACGCGGATCGGCCGGCGCCCGCGTGACGATGGCATGAGCGCCCAGGTACGGCTCGGCGCTGTTCGAGCTGATGCCGGCGAAGGCCTTGCGCAGGTTGATCCGGCCGATGGTCCGGTCCAGGCGCGAGATATCGGGAAATAGGTTGTTGATCTCGCGATCCACCACGGCCTGCCCGGTGGCACGGCCGCCGCCGTCGTCCTCATCGGTGAGGCGCTGGGATTTCAGCAGCTTTACATCATCGACGGTGATCGTCATGGAACACTCCAGCCAGAAAAGAAAACCCCGCCGAGGCGGGGTGTGGGATCAAGGATCGGGGGTGGGCGGCGCCGGGGGCGGCGCTACGGTAAGCAGTCGCAACGTCACCAGGTAGTCGGCGTCCGGACCGGGATTGACCTCGCGGAACAGCGGTTCGGCTTCCAGCGGCGCCCCGTCGGCGCGGTTGAAGATCACCGAGAATTCGCGGCCGTCTGGCAGCACTAGCGGCATGACCCGCAGGCGCTGGTCGCGCAGCACCTCCAACTGCCGCACAACCCACAGCGGCGTCCATACCCCTCCCCCGGAACGCAGTGTGATCGGGCGGCCATGCAGCTTGGTGCCTTCCTGCACCAGCAGCGCGCCGGTCAGGGAGCGTTCCTGCTCTTGTGCCACCGCATCCCAGGTGAACTCGTCCACCCATTCGAACTGGTCGCCCAGTTCCACCGCATCGAGCCTCATCGGCCGGTCCTCATACTGGCCTGCTCGAGCACGCCGAGCAGGTTGGTTTCGTCCTGTTCGCTGGCCACCGCCACGTCAACGGCTCCCCGCGCCGTCTCGAAACGAACGACCCGGGGCGGAGGACTCGAAGCCGGCGGCGCCGCCGCGGCCTTGGCGGCGTTCTGCTCGTCCACCCGTTTCTGCTGCTCCTCCCGCTGCCGCTTGGCGTCCGTCTCGGCCTGGATCTGCTGCAGGGTGGCCAGCGCCGTCATCAGGTTCTGTACCGCGTTCATGTCGCCGCTGCCCTGGGCCTCGGCCAGTTGCTGCTGCAACTCAGCCTTACGGCTGTTGAACCGGCTGCGATCCACGGCCGCCTGCTCGCCACGCAGCCCCGCCAGTTCCTCGCGCAGGCTGACCAGCGTCGACTTCGAGCCTTCCTTGAGCTGCTGGATCTTCTGATTGGCCGCCTCGATTGCGCTCTCCAGTTGCCGCATGTCCGAATCGTTCAGCAGGCTGAGGCCATTTCGAGCGCCCTTGGCCGCCGACACGAAGTCGCCCAGCTTCATGGTCCCGCGCTCGTAGTCGTCCATCAGGCTCTGCAGGCTGCGCTTCTGCTCCAGGTACGCCGCCTGGATCTCCAGGCTGGCCCGCTGGGTATCCATCGCCCAGCGCCCGAAACCGCTCATGCCCACGCCCGACTCGGCCTTGATCCGGGCCAGTTGCTCACTGACCTTGGCCAGGGAGCGCGAAGTGGCGTCCAGGCTGCTGGTGTCGATGCTGAGATCGACGGTGGAGATCCCACGCATCGCATCGAAGGCGTTCAGCGCTTCCTGGCTCAACTGCGCAACGCCCTGCCGCGCGGTGCTCAACACCCCACCGAAGAACCCTTCGAAGGCGCCCATGTCGTCCTTCGTCGACGCTACTCCCTTGCGGGTCGCCTCCATCGATTCGCCGATGGCCTTGCGCTGGTCCGAGAGCGATTTGGCCGCCTTGTCCGAGGACTCCGCGACCGCCTGCATACCCTTGGCGCCCTCCTCGCCGGCCGCCTTCAGTTCCTTGATCTTGGCGGACAGCTTGGTCTGTTCCTGGTTGAACTCCCGCGCGCTGATCGTGCCGTCGTTGTACAGCCGGCTCAGCGCCGTCCGGATGTTCTGTATATCGACCGTGGTCTTCGCGCTGCTGATCGCGTCCTGGACCTGCTTCAAGTTCTCCAGGCCGGTACTGAGGTCAGACACCCCCAGGGCGGCGCCGCTGGCGGTCGACTTCAGTTCGGTCAGCTTCGCGTTGAGGACACCGGCGCCGTTCGCATACTCCTGCTGGCTCAGCGTGCCGGCCTGGTAGGCCTTGAGCATTTCCCCCTGCAGGGCGGTCAGTTGCTCGGTGGTCTTGGCCGCGCTGATCTGGTCCAGGGCATTCTGCAGGCTGGTCACCGCCTGCACCGACTCGGCGGCCGCGCTCTTCGCACCCGCCTTCAGGTCGGTGAAGGTGTCGGTGATCGCCTGGCTCTGCTGCTGTGCGGCGGAGGCGGTGGCCGTGGTGCTGGTGTCCCAGGCATCCGCGATATCCTGCGCGTCCTGCTGGATCTGCTGGCGAAAACCCTCGCTCATGCTGCTGAGCAGGTCGTGGACGCCGGCGACGGAACTGCGGATGCGCTCCCCACCCAGCGCCGCTGGGATCTTCTCCGCCACCTTCTCGATGCCGGCGACCATCAGCGACAGGGTGCCGGTCCAGGCGAGGGCGATAGCGCTGATGCCCGAGGTGACACCGTTGAACAACGTCCGGAACGGCGCGATGAACAGTTGCACCCGCGAGGCCATGTCGTCCAGCTGGGTGCTGAAGCTGCTAAGCCAGGCCGAGGTCTTGTCGATCAGGGTGCCGAAATCGACGTCGGCCAGGCGCTTGATGAAGCGCTCGACCCATTCCGAGCCCTGGACGAAGGCATCCGACAGCCCCTTGGCCAGCGTGTCGAGGCGCCCGTCCTGGTCCATCTGCGCGATGGTATCGCCCAGTTCCTTCAGCTTGTTCTTGACGTGGTCCAGCGCGCCGGCGTTGGCAATGCGGTTGAGAAAGTCGGCCGCAGTGTCGCCGAGGTTGCTGACCAGACCGGTCAGGGTGCTCATGGCCTTCGCAGCGGCCCCTTCGGAGCTGCGCCCCATTTCGTCGACCAGCGCCTTGATGACGTCCCGGCCAAGCTTGCCCTTGCTCGCCAGATCCTGCAGCTGCGCGGCATTCTTGCCGGTGACCTTGGCCAGCATGTCCCACACCGGCACGCCACGCTCGACCAGTTGCAGGATCTCCTCGGTCTGCAGCTTCTGCTTCGCCCAGGCCTGGCCGACTGCCGTCGTGATGCCCTCCAGGCGCTCCATGCCGCCGCCCAGCTTCTCCGACTGGTCCTCGATCGCTTTCAGCGACCCATCCATCGGGTCCAGGCCGTAGGCCTTCAGCAGCGCGAAGGCGTCGGTGACGTCGCCCAACTGAAGCGGCGTGTCCTTGGCAAAGGTCTTGATCCAGGCGGTTGCCCGCTCACCCTCGGCAACCGAGCCCATCAGCGACGTAAGCCGGTTCTGCAGGTTCTCGAACTGGTCGCCGGTGGTCAGCATCGAGACGATGCCATCACGCACCAGGCCGATTCCTCTGCGCACCAGGTTCAGCGCCGCCTGGATGCCGACGAAGGCTGCGGCGTAAGCGGCTGCCTGGCGAACGCCGGACGACATGGCCTCGCGCAGCGCCGTCACGCGCGAGGTGTGGCCAGCCGCCTCCCGCGCCGCTCGCATCTGCGCACGTTCCAGCTCGCGGATCTCGCGGCTGTTCTGCGCGATGCTCTCGCGGGTGTTGTCGACCACCGACGCCAGCCGCCGCTCCTCGTTGGCAAGCTGCCCGGTATCCACACCCGCCGCCCGCGCCGCACGTTGTTGCTCAGCGTGCCGAGCAGTCAGTTGGTCAAGGGTCCGACGCAGACCCGCTGCGTCACGCTCCGCGATCTGCAGGGACACGGCCAGGCCCCGGCTCCCGGGGTTGCGGTCCAACGCCTCGCGCAGGTCCGCAATGGTACGGTCCACCCGCTGCACCGACGTCTGCGTCTGTGCGATGGCGCGTTCGGTAGTTCCGAGCGCGGTCACCAGGCCGCGGGCCCCCTTCGCATCGTCCAACTGCCGGTTCAGGTTCGCCGCCGTGGTGCGCAGCCCTTCCAGCGCCTCGGTCGACTGCTGGGCGGCGGGCGACAGTTCGTCCCGGCCGCGAAGAACGAACTGGATCAGGCGCTGCATTGGGTTCGCCATGGCAATCCTCTGGCAAAAAAAAGCCCGCCAAATGGCGGGCATATATATAACTTCTACAAGAGAGCTCAGGGAATAGAATACTTTTCCTTGAGCATTTTCAAACGTGCGGTTTCATGCTCACTTAGCCCTTGAGAGTCGTACAAAACCTTATTATCAGCGCCGTCTATACGCACCACATCCACGGTAAACAGTGCATCCTCTGGAGCATCAACCTTGCCCCACTCACTAAACATATTGGGAGCAAGCGACCAATCTGCACTTTCACCAGGCTCCAAGCCACCTCGAATCTGGTAGTTGAAGTCTTCAACCAACCATGGGACCGAACGCCCGGGGCTAGCAATCGTTCCTTTGAAGTATGCACGAGAAACAGGCTTTTCCGTTCCATTGTGTACCGACAGCTGAATCACTGGCTCTTTGCCAAAGCTATACTCCTGATCTCGCAGGAAAAACCGAGAACGCGTAACAGTAAACTTCGCTAGTTCACCTTTAGCCTGCTCTGCGCTACTTCGCTTAGCTTCCAGTTCCCTGATCTCAGCTAACGCCTGCTCTTTTTCACGAGCCTCTCGAGCTGCTTTGATAGCCTCGGCTTGAGTGATCAGCTCATCAGCCGTCTTTCCGCTCAGGGATGCCATGGCATTACCTGCGATATCTTCCGCAGTTACGTCACCCTTCATGACTGCTTTAAAATCTAGCCCTTGAAAAACAACTAGAGTTAAGGCCTCTTGGAACTTCGTTCGTTTCTCTGGTGAAAGCTGCTCGGTAATTTTCTGAATAGAGGCTTTCATCGCCTCATCACTGGAACCGTCCAGCTTCGGCTCTCCGCAGCCAGCCAGAGCAACTGCAACACAAAGTACTGCAAGTCGGTAAATTCGCATGGATTCCCTCCCAAGGGTGTTAGGCAAGAGAGGGAATCTACCCCGATAGTGGCACCATGCCAACCTGGTTAGGCAGCCAGATCCATCTGGCAGAACTTGGAAATGTCGGTCGCGGTCACGCGCGAATCTGCGAGCAGTTCCGCCGGGCCGGTGAGCTTGGCGTATTCCTGGCCCAGCACCGCCAGCTCCTGCAGGAGGCCGAACTTGACGCGGCGAGGACGCAGCGCGAACGGCTCGCCCGACTGCGCGTCGTTCAGGCCAGCGATGAACAGTTCCAGCTCCTTCTGCGAGCCGTTGAGCATATGCACCGCCCGGCTCGGGCGCGGCGTGTAGCTAACCTTGATGCCGGTTGCATCGATCTTGCCGCCGCTCAGCACCTGGATGCCGTGGGGTACCAGCAGGTAGTCCGTGCCCGGGGCCACCTCGACGTCCCCCGCGGTCTTCACCGTCACGGGCTTGGTCAGGTCGGGCAGGTACTTGAACGGGATCAACTCCAGCGCAACCCCCTGAGAGGTATGCGCCTCGTCGGTGATCGCGGCGGTGGGCGCCACCTGGATGGTGGAGCGCGTCACCAGGGCGACATTCTCGGCGGTCAGGTCGAACATTCCGATGGAGGACGTCACGTCGGTGACGCGCTCGCGGACGTTGCTGTTGCCGCCGCCTCCCATGTAGTTGGGCAGCGTCTTGCGGTCGGTGGCGAAGCTGATGTTGAAGGTGTCGCAGTTGCCGAGCGGCAGGAACGGTTCCTGCGATCCGTACAGGCGGGCATGGATGATGCCCTCGCCGATGAACGAGCGGTCGATGGTCTGGAGCATGGGGCTCTCCTGATGGGTTCGGGTGGGTTACTTCTGGTCGCCGCCGGCCGGTTCGGCGGAGGCTGCCGGAATCGGCGCCTTGGCCTTGGCCTCGGTGGCGTAGCCCTTGCCCAGGGCATGGGCAGCTACGGCGGCGGTAACGCTGATGGCGCCCTTCGACGCCGGGTAGTGGGTCGCGTCGAGCCCCTCGCGGTAGTTGAACGGCCTGGTAACGATGATCTCGGGCATGGAGCCCTCCGGAAATGAAGAGGCCGCCCGGAGGCGGCCTGGTGGATGGGTTACAACTGCTGCGAGTAGCTGACCTGCAGAGGGATGGCTCGATAGGCCCAGCGCCGGCCGGGCTCGGGCAGGCGCACAGCGGATGCCGGAAAATCGACACGGACCAGGCCGGGCACCGTCAGCCCGGCCTTGTGGCCCTTGAGCACCCGCTTGATCGCCAGGCGCGCCTCGCGCAACGCCTGGGCGGCGTCCCTGCCGCGCGCCATCGGGACGATGTTCACGGTCCACTCCTCCACGACACTGCTCGGCGACCGGTCTCGTTCCACGGTGTCCCCTTCCTGCAGGATGATCAGCCGTTCGGGCTCGTCGCTGTCCTCGGCGTCGAGCACCCCGGCCACCCAGTCCTCACGGACGGCGTCGCCGAACGCCGGTACCGCGGCCAGCAGGTCCAGCAGTTGGCCGATGACCGCGGTCTGTACATCGATCACGTCGCTCATTCGGGCACCACGTAGAAAGTGATCCAGTCGCCGTCGTCGGCATGGATGCCGTCGATGCGCCAGACCTGGCCATCGGAATCGAGGAACGCCCCCTTTCGATCAAGGGGCTGCAAGAACGCCTTGCGGCACGCAATGGTGCGGTACCGATCCAAGGCGCCGGCTTCCATGCGCTCAACACCTTCCTCAACGATCACCGCAGCATTGCCGACCTGCCGGCCAGAGCGGTCCAGGTAGCCAAACTCACCATCGCCGAGGACGTCGGCGATGATCTCGTCCATGTCGGCGACCAATTGGACAAAGCCAGCCACTACTTCACCAACTTGATGACTGCGCGAGGGCGGGTGCAAATATGCAGAGGGTTCGACTGCGCTTCGCCAGCCACGCCCTTGTTGAACGGCATGACCTCCTGCTTGGCGTAATACGGCAGGCCCAGGGTGTTGACGGTCTCCATGTAGTTGGCCGGCGCGAAGATGCTCAGGAACAGCTCCGGCACTCCGATAGGCACAAGCCGTGCCTCATCATCTGGGATGAAGGAGCGACCGCCCACCTTGCCGCGGTAGCGCTCCCAGATCACGCCGCCAAACTCGAACTCCTCGCGTGCATCACCGCGCAGTTGGGAGGCCTGCATGGTGTTGAGGTAGGTCTCCTCCACCGACTTGTGGGTGATCAGCGCATTCCAGAAGTTCTTCCCACAAAGCGCGCGCGAGCCGCTGCTGGGGATGTTGCCCAGGGCATCCTCCTGCGCGTCCAGTGCTTCGCCGGCCTTCAGGCGTACCTTGGTGGTCGCGCTAGCTAGCTCCATCTGAACGACCTGAGCACTGATACCGAAGCGGTCGTAGAGGTCGAGCAATACAGTGCTGCCGTCGGCATCGAGGATGGTACCGAGCACCGCGCCCATCCGCTGGTGCTCGTGAGTGGCGTCGAGCTGGCGACGCATCTTGCCCAGGCGCTTGTTCACCACGTCCTGCACAGCCTGCAATTCGGTTTGCTCGCCAAAGGCGCGAATGCCTTGGATCTCGTCGGCCAGGATGGTGAAGGTCTGTGGCAAGTGCACATTGTTGAACGGAATCAGCACGCGCTTGCTGCCAGTTACCACCAGGCCCGGCGCGCCGCGATCGGCGGCCGGCACCAAGTGTAGGGTGTCTCCGTCCTTCTCGATCTGCTGGGTGATGGTGGTGCTGCCCTCTTCCTCGAAGAGTCCCAGAGCCGCCAGACGGCCAGGCACCTCGGGGGCTTCGTTGATCGCAGCGGTGAGGGACGAGACGCTGAACGCCTCGTCTTCGAAGACGTTGATGTCAGCCATTGTTTACTCCATAGAAAATGAAAAGCCCCGCGGGTGCGGGGCTTCGGGAGGACTCAAAGGGGCCGGTCAGTACGGCGTACCGGTGCGGACAATGAGGTTGCGGGCCTTGAGGTCGCCACGGGCAGCGTCGTTCAAACCCGTCAGCGCCACATCGATCACCTCGGCCAGACGAGCAATCACGGTCACCGCCTGGGGATCGGGCGAGGCCGGCTTGGACGCATACAGGATCGCCACCGCCACCTCGGTGCCATCTGTGGCCGCATCGTCGTAGGGCGCGTATTGGCCCGACGCCGTAACGATACCCAGCACCTGGCCGGCTGGCAGGGCCTTCGCGGTAGCGGCCAGGGTCACCTGTTCGCGGGAAATGGAACCGGCCCCCTCCGAGAGGAGGAACTCACCGGCGTGAAAGCCTTCGGTTTTGGTCATCATGCTTCTCCTTTCGAAGCCTTGGGTTTAGCGGTTTGGGCAGCCCGACGCGCGGCGTACACCTTCGACGGCGTCGCAGCCCTGGACTTGCTGGGGGGCGTCGGATCATCCTCGAGCGGCGGGGTGTTGATGATTTCGCCGAAGCCGTTGCCAGCCAGCTTGTCGAACAGCCTGGCGCGTACGGCGTCTGGTTCGAGGCCAGCTTTCACATAGTCGGCGGCAAGTTCCGGTAGGCGCGCACTGACGCACAGATCGCGGACCGCCTTGGCCCGGGTGACCGCTGCATCAATGCTCGCCTCGTCTTTCAGGTTTCCTGCCAAGGTCAGAGCCTCCACGAGGTTACGGATACCGGCCTCCGAGCAGCTACGGATAATCCGTGCTGCCAGGGCGGCGGCAGTGGGCTGGGTTACAGGGGGTTCGGGATCAGGTTCAAGAACAGGGTCCTCTGTCGGTGCAGGTGTATCGCTCAGCGGCGGCTTATCGAGTTGAGCAAGCAGCGTCTGGGGAGTATTGCGGTATTTGCGCAACGCACCGCCATCGCCCACCACCGCCTTCACAGCCACCCCGTCCAGCACCTCGTCGCAGAAACCAAGCGTCGTGGCTTCACTCGCCGTCAGCCAAGTCTCGTCCTTGATCATCTGCCGGAGCTCACCATCGTCGATCTCGGGCGCCTTGCGCTTGTAGGAGGCGACGATGGCTTCCAGCGTCTGGTCCAGCACCTCGGCCACCTTGCGCAGATCGTCGGCATCGCCGCCGGCCCAGGTCCAGGGGTTGTGGATCATCAGCATGGAATTGGAAGCCATCTCCAACCGATGCGCGCCGCAGGCCGCCACGCTTGCCGCACTCGCCGCCAGTGCATCGATGCGGGCGGTACAGCGCTCGCCCAGGCGGTTGAGCACGTTGTGGATCGCCAGTCCGTCGAATAGGTCGCCACCAATGGAGTTGAAAGCCACCAGCACTGGCGAAGAACCATCGTCGACGGCCTTCAGGTCCTGGATAAACTGGTTGGCCGTGATCCCCCAAGTACCAATCTCACCGTAGATGTAGACCTCGATGGCCTGGTCCGGCTCACCCTCGGCTGCAGCCTTGATGCGGTACCAGGTCTCGTCCTGGGGCGCCGGTACATCCGGGACCTTGTTGAAAATGTGCAGGCCGAGTGCAAGCGCCTGCGCACGAAGCGCTGATTGTTCGGTCATGGTGTTTCCTCATCGGCGGGATCCGGCGACCCCGGAGCCGTTGTGTAAATGAGACCAAGCTCGTGGGCACGTGTCTGGTCTGCCGCGTTTTCTTCGTCGATGGTTTCTGCGTCGTAGCCCTTGCGCAGCACTACCTCGCTACGCGAGACCAACCCCGCCTGGATCTCCAGTACCTTGCCCTGTACGTCCTGCACTGGGTGGATGTACTCCCACCCCTGAGGCACCCAGCGAGTTCGCAAATACTCGCGCCGTCGGCGTGCGTAGTCGGGTAGATCCAAGGCACCGGATAAGTACGCCATGTCCATCCACGCCGCCCTCACCGGTCGGCAAAGCTGGTGGATGTAGACGCTGAACTGAAGCTGTTCCAGGCGCCGGCGAAACTCGTTGAGCACTACCCTGATCACCCGGTCATTTACGTTCCTCAAATCGCCGGTGAACAGCTCGTAGGGCACTCCAGTTCCCATCGCCGCAGCCTGGAGTTGCTGCCGCATGAAGTCCGGATAGTTGTTACCAGCCTCCGGCGGCTTGGAGAACTCCACTTGCTCGCCTGGCAGCAACTCCTGCATGGTGCCCGGCTCCAATCCCACCATCGGCGTGAAGCCGTCACCGTCCATACGCACCGGTCCACCGTTGATGGGATCGATGGGAGGCAAGTCGCCTGGGCTCGGCCGAGTAATGAATCCGGCGAACAGATTGGCTACCTCCTGGCGGAACAGCACCGCATCGTCGAAGTTGTCCAACGAGCGCAGCCGCAGTAGAACCCGAGACAGTCGGGGAACCCCCCGCAACTGTCCTGCCTCCAACGGCTCGAAGACGTGTAGTACCTCGCTGGCCGGCACCCGCACCAGTTGGTTGTAGCCCGCCGCCATCACTGCGCTGTCGCCGGGGTGACGCCGATACATCCAGTACGCCACCCGCTTGCCCAGGGCGTTGAACTCAATGCCGGCCCGGATCAAATTACCGTTGCGTGCCACCTCGTTCTTCTCGACCGGAACGAACTCGGCAGGCAGCAATTGCAACTGCAACGGCACGGCTAGGTCGTCCTCCGGCCGCCTCGGGCGCAGACGAATAAAGCACTCGCCGCTCTCCTCGACCATTCGCGCCGCCAGTGCCTGCTGTCCATAGAAGTCGGTCCGCTCGTCGGCATCCGACTCGTCGGTCCAGTCCAGCCAGAGCTCCAGCAACAACCGCCGCAGCGTCTTGTCCTGAATCGTCGGCATTGGCACGATGCCGGAACCAATGAGGTTGCTCACCCGTGTGTCGATCGCACCACCCGCGTAGGGGTCGTTTCGCGTCGCAGCTCGGGAGCGCTTGCGTAGCAGTGGCAGTGCAGGGAGCGACAAGGTATTGATCGAGCCCGGCGGCGCATCCCAGTTCTGCGCGCGGCGGCCTGTTCCGGCACCGTCATAGCTGTTCTTAATCCGGTCCGGAAGCATGAAGCCCGCCCGGGTCAGATGGGGATACCTGGCCATCACACCCCCTTCCCGGCAGGGTACAACCGGCATACTCGGGAGCGTCGACCACTGAGCGCCGCCTCCAGCCCCACATCTGCCACGTACTGGCTTTCCAGCATCCGCAGACTCGCCAACTGCGCGCGCTCAAGCTTGCGACCATCCTTGGTGATGGTCTGCCCCTTGGTGAGAATGTCATGGATGGCCGCGCGCACATCCGCCAACCGTTGCTGCGCTTCGGTCATATCCGCCTCACATGGTTATCGACGTTGTTTCAGATAGCCGCTGCCGGTGCTGCGGCGTTTGCTTGTCACCGCAGGCGGGGGAGCCGTAACGGCTGTGGATGGAACCTCAAGCACCAGGCCGAAGCGCTGCTGCGCCACACGCAACATCGCTAGGGCGCCGACCACACAGTCCAGCGCCTCGTTGCGCCTTCCCTTGTCATCCCAGCGGTACACCCGCTTGCCCTTCTCGATCTTCATCACTTTGGTTTCCGCGGTGAGCTGCTGGAGCTCGCTCTCATCGCAGATGTCGTCGTTGGCCGGCAGGTGCAATACCCCAGGCACGATGGCGCCGGGTTGGGGCTGCAGCTTCAAGCGGCTGTAGATCAGTTCCTTGGCGTTGTCCGTGCCGATCATGGTCAGGTAGACGCCATCCTTGTTCTTCTTGCGCGGGAAGTCGGCAATCGGCTTGTCGTAAACACTGTGCCCCTTGGTCGGTATCACCCAGAGAAGACCATGCTTCTTGCTTTCGGCGTACACATCATCACGATGGTGGCCGCCCGAATCCCATCCCCACAGGGCCACCCGCATGCTCACACCATCTTCACGCTGGTACTGCTGGTGAAGCCTGAGCCCAACCTTGCGCTTCAACTCCTGACTCGCAGGGTCGCCGTACAGGATCCAACGATCCACCAGCCAACCTTCCTCGCCCGCAGCCCACGCCCAGATACGCGCCTCGTAGCGATCGTCCTGAGTGTCGATGAACCCCGTCAGGGCCACCACTCTAGAGGGGAGATGATTCCAGACCTCACGACGACCATAGAGAAGTTCCCACTCGATCTTGTCCCCCTGATCCTCCACCCAGGTCTCCCCGAGGGTGGTGTTGGTCCAGGTCTTCAGACCGTTGACATCCTTCTTCGCCTGCAGGAAGTCCAGCACGATGCGCCCCCACGATACGAACGGGCTGTACGCCGTCCAAACATGGAAGCTCAGCGAGTCAGGAACAGGGATCGTCTCTCCGTCCGCGTCGAAGAAATCCTGCGAGTCTCGCGTCCAGATGCCTGTCCGCTCGCATATCCAGCGGCCTTTCGACTGCTGGGCCTGCATTTCATGCTGCTGCACAACGCAACCATTGGCTTCGCACACGTACCAAGCAGCCGATGGATTATCCCCATCCCACTTGATGCCAAAGGCGCAATCCTTGCCGCCCCACTTCAGCGCCTGCTCGGCGCCACAATGCGGGCAAGGCACATGCAGACGCATTAGATGCGGAGAAGCATTGGCCGCCGCCTCCATCTGGCAGCCGCCCTCATCCACGGGGCCGTGAATTTTCGGCGTGCTACCACGAATCGACTTCGGAAACGTCGAACCCTCGATCCGCTTATCACCCAGAAACAGCGGCGAACCTTCCTTCTCCACGTCCGAATCGAACGCCGCCAGTTCGTCGTAGATGACTGTATCGGCGGACAACTCGCGATAGTTCTTCGCTGCCTTGCCGCCCCGGCACCAGAGCTGCTTACCATGGCTGAAGCGCTTCAGGTTCAACGTGCTGTCACGGTGGTTCGCCTTGCCATACCACGGCGCCAAATCTCGCAATGGCGGTACGTCCCGCACCATGGTCTCGATCTGGGACTTCATGAACTCGGCGGCACTCGCATCGCTGGGCACCAGGAACAGGATGTTCCGCCGCTTGTGCTCGATCTGGTAGGCCGCCGCCACCAGCAGCATCTTGCTGTATCCGACCCGTGCCGACTTGAGCACGTTGACCGTACGGATCTCGTCGTTACCCATCGCGTTCAGGATCGCTACCTGGAACGGTAACGTCTCCCAGCGTCCCTCCTGATAGGACGATTCGCTAGACAGGTAGAAGTGCTCGTTGGCCCACTCCACCGGCGTCTTCGGCGGCTCCTTGTAGAGCGCCATGAGTCCCCGCCGCACCGCCTTTTGCAGGCTATCCATCCAAGGTGCTGAGGTATTCATCCAGTAACTCCGGCAGTTGTTCGCCCAACTCGGCGGCGGTGTTTCGCGCCAAGGCGACCTCTCGTTGCAATGATTCGATGTGACGCGCCTCCAGGTCGGGATGGCGGCGGCGAATCTTCAGCGGCACGGTGTCAAGGATCGAGCCGATCTGCGCAGCCAGCTTACTCAGCGCGAAAATGGCGAAATCAGCTGGCGCCAACTGCTTGTCATTGACCTGGTTCTTCTGCTCTTGCGCATACGCCTGCGCCGCCGTCAGCCGCAAACGCTCCTGTACCAGCTTCTGTTCGGCCAGCGGATCAATACCCTCGGCATCCATCCCCGCTGGTTGTTGTTTCCGAGCCTGGTGCTCGAGTCGGTTCCGTAGCACCGCCTCTGCGGTGTAGAACACCTCGCGGCCAACCTTGGAGACAGGGGCAACCCCCCATCGGTCAAAGGCTTGAGGTGAAATACCGAGGCTCGCGGCCATTTCCGACTTGTTCAGCCAGCCGCGCTTTTTCTGGAGGTCTTCTGTGCTCATGACGAAACAACAACCAACCTCTGGAAAAATTCTGCATGTAGAGCGGGAACGAGGTTCGAATTACCCTCTCCAAGGGCCACGCTTCAGGGGCCCCCGGTGCTTTTCGGGTAGCACGTCACGCCCTCATCCTCAGTCCTGCGGGCCGAACGTACATCCGGACTAGAAAGAGCCGAAGAGACAAGCCTCGTGGTAATGTCAATGCAGTATCACTGCCAACATGACAAGGAGACCACATGCAGTTCTTGCACAGCCGCAAATACTTGAACGAGGGCGATGTTGTCGAAGTCAACTGCTCTCATCAATGTAATGTTCGCCTTACCACCGACACGCAATTTTCAAACTTCAAGAACGGCCGCAGGCACACCTACTACGGCGGTTTTTATGAACGACTACCCGCTCGCATCACTGTGCCTCACACCGGATACTGGAACATCACCATTGACTTGGGCGGAGGATCCGCTCGCATCACCCATTCGATAACCATCCACAGCAACAGCTAGCTCCCCCCTGCATTGCGCAAGGGCCAAAGCAAGCGCCTGCTCAATTTGCTGTAAAGTTCCATCCACTCCGTAGGCTTGGCTGGTCAGCCCTCCTACGGAGTTTCTTGACCAGATCAGATCTCCTACCTCGTTTCGTACTTGAATTTCCATTACCAACTCCTCTTGTCACGAACTTGAACGCAACGCTTTCGCCAGGGCCCGCTCGATGTTCGCCTCTAGGCGCGCGTCGTCCTCGGCAACACGCCGAACGACTTCGTGAAATTGGAAGCGCACGCGGTACTGAGGCTGGCGGACGAAGGCGAGGACCATGGTCAACGTCCGTCCACGGCGCTCGGCGATGCCAATCGGTCGGCGGCCACGGTGCATCACGAAGTACGCGAGTTGGTGTCCCCTCGCCAAGGAACGCGCCGACTGGGTGGCGTTTCCTTTGAACCCCGCTCGGTATTCCAGGGCGCCCAGGCCGGAAAGGATCTGGATCATCTGGCCGCGGCTCATGTTGCCGTACTGGTCCAGCCGGGCGCCCTCCGCTGGAACCACGAACATGCCCGCCGGCAGGATGCCCCGGGCCCGGAGGTTCCGCTCCGACGCCTTGTCCACCCTCGGCCCTCCGAAGACCTGGGGAGCTACCCAGTCCTCCGGCGACTGTCCCTTCGAGGCATGGTCCTTTTCGTCCTTCACCCACAAGGCCGCCTCAAGCCGGCGTGAGGTGGCATGCAGGATGCGGATGGCGTTACGGGTGAACGATGTCGGCCGGTCGAAGACCTGGTCGATCTCCCCGACCAGCGCCTGATTCGCCTGGTTCGCGGTGTGGTTCAAGGCGTCGGCCAACACTTTGTTCGGCAGGTCGCCACCGAGGCCCCGTAGAGACGCCACCGCATCATCGAGATCTCGGGCGGAGATACTGCCTCTCATCGCTCATCCACTCGCTGACGCTCGATGCAGTCCAGGACTTGGACCGCGCACGCTGTCAACGCAGCCTCAACAGCATCGATCGCCGCGGTTGCATCTTCACCGTTCGCTAGCGGCGGACGGCCGGGGAGCCGACACGGCGTCAGCGGGCACTTGGCCTGCTGCGCGGTAGGCGCTGGGGTCAGTGGTTTCGGGGCGGGCGTACATCCGGCCAAGGCCAGCAGGGATGCCAGCACGCAGCCAGTCGCGAACAGCCTGGTCATTCTCTTTCAACTCCCGTAACGCCGCAGCGTGGCGTGTACCCTGTATCTCCAAGACCTGGCCAAGCTGGCGGGTTTGCCGTTCGATCTCGGCGACGCGGCCGAGCTGGCGTTGCTGTTCAGCGAGAACGCCGGCCTGCAGGTCGATCATCTGCTGATTACGATCTCGCTCCTGCTCGGCGACGGTGGCACGACTTCTATCAGCGGAAAGCTGGAGCCTCAAGTGATCCATCCGCCAAAGCAACAGCGCGACACCAAGGGCAGCAATAGACCAGAACTTCAAATTCATCTTTACGTATCCACGCTGACTAATTACCCGTTGCCCGTACCGACTTTTTCTGATGACCAGCCAAGCATTTGCTAAGCTCAAATCGGCACTTTCATCGTGCCGCCATTGACCATCACTACCAGGAGGTTCTATGGAGTTCTTCGCAGCTTTCAGCCTTTTTTCACTCGGTCTCTACTCCGCGCTTGGTATTGCCGCACTTATTGCCCTCTACCTCACTTCGTACGGGGCTCGTTGCGCGGACTCATGGCTCAAGGGCCAGCCCATGCCTACTGACCGTGTTAAACCCCACATCGCTATCGCTGCGCTGTTGGGCCTGATCGCTGGCAGCTTTGTTCAGGGCATCATTGAGGAAAATGCAGAGTGCAATGCCCGTGGGCAAAATCTGGCTACGTGCTTATTTGAACGCCTTCAACAGCAATAGCCTCATCACACCCGCACTAAGGCGGCTCGCGCCCATTCAAGACGTGCTTTACGATCCTCTGCCCCTGCGAACCCTCCGTTTATGCGGAGGGTGATTTTTTCAAAGCGACCCTGGTCAGCCAGGTCGTTTAAACCCCGCGACTTCCACCACCATGCCGCGGCGATGGCTGCCCAGGTCCGTTGCTCCAGCAGTTCTGGTTGCGCCACCAGTGGCAGCGCCAGGGCACGTCCGGCTTCGGCGTAGTTGTCGTGGCCGGTGATCATGATCAGACCACGACCACGGTATCGATACCCATCGCCCGTATCCGGCGACCCATTGCCCATCCGGTTTGCGTAGACGCGGTTGGCGATGCGCTCGGGCTGGCGGGCATACTGGCGAGCCTCTACCGCCGCGAACCGCTTCGGCCAGGTCTTGAGCAGCCCCTCTGCGGAGTAGTTCAGGTTCTCGACCAGGCGCTTGAGGCTCTGGCTTTCGTGCCCGACCTGAGCCAGGAACATTGCCACACGCTCGGGCGTGTTGATCTCGAACCGAGCCAGGGCGCCGTTGATGTGTTCAACCCAGGTCGAGGCAGTAGCAGCACCGCAGCCGGTAGCGCGGTCGAGTTGATCGGCGGTGATCTTCATTCGCCAGCCCCCCGGCGCGGAAACTTCCAGTCGGCGATCCGATCAGCGAACTCGGCGATCTTCTTCACACCCAGGAAACCGGTGAACACCCCGGCAGCAGTAGCCATGTTCTGCGGAAGGCCAAACCACTCAAGGACAGGAATCAGGCCCAAGGTGATCAGGGTGCAGAGCGTTGCCTCGAGCAGCGCCTGGCGCCGCGTTCCGCCGCCGTAGATCACCCGGGTCAGCGCGACCACGAAGGACAGGCCGGCGGCGTACAGCTGCGGATAGTGCGCAGACAGCCACGCAAGCAGCGCAGCCCAAGTTTCAGGGCGTTCTGGCATTTTCATAGTCTCTGCCCCTCGCAGGGGTTCTAAAACGACGAAGCCCGCTCAGTGGCGGGCTTTCGTTCGTCGGGGTAGGTTCCGGATGGATCAGGCGTGAAACAACTGCAGTTGCCCTTCGCGCTCGACCTCGATGATCTTCTGTTCGATGACGGGTGCCTTGACCTGCCAACGGCGCAAGGTCTTGCCGGCCAGGCTGGCAATCCCTTTCTCCTGTCGGTACTCCGACATCAGCTCGTTACGCAGGGTGGCAAAGTCCATCGAGCGCTTGAACAGTTGCTCTGCCATCCAGTTGAAGGCACGGATGTAAGCCTCTTTCCATTTGGCCGCCTCCTTGCCGGTGAAGCCCATGCACAAGAACGCAAAGCCATCTCTAGTTATGCGAAACGCTGGAGATTTCCGCCTGGCCCCTTTGCCGATGTCGACATCCACAGTCATCTCCTCAAAATTGAGGGCATGAAACTCTGGCGAGCAATCGAGGCCGCGGATCGCCTTGATCACGTTGTCGTGCCGCTTTCCGAAACGCTCGGCCACCTTCAGCGATGTCGTTACAACCTGGCCGTCATTGACCATCACCAGGTCACGCAGGCTGGCCTCATCAAGATCAATCTCATTCATCTGATCCGCTCCGTTCACCTGAAAAAAGGAGCGCAGCGGGGCGGACGGATGAACGGACATCCGCCTTTCGGCTGTACGGGCCTAGCTGCGTGTTGGGTTGCCTTGCGGCGGAAATGAAAAAGCCCAGCTCGAAGGCTGGGCTCTGAAATAGGTGCGGGTGGATAGGGGCCACTACCCCGTGCGCATCCTGCGCTCCACCTGCATTGATTGGTTATCGCAAAGGGTGAAGGCCTTGCGGGTCGGTACCCCGTCACTTTGCTTACAGCCCGATGTGGCAGGTGAGACTGCCGTCTACCGAGTTTCGACCTTCGGAAACTAAAAGGCCCGGGAGAGGGGATCTTCCGGGCCTCCCGTCCATCTCGCTGAAAGCCAAGGAAGGAAAACATCGAGTCAGACGGGGGCCTGATGATGCCGCGCCAGACCTGACAACGCAATAAAAAACCCGGCGCCAGGGCCGGGTTTCGAGTGCGTCACGCTGCGTTCACAGCAATTCACGCCGGTATGAAAACACCCTTCATTCCGCGCGTAAAACTATTTCTTCAAGCGCTCTCGCGGAACCGCTCCAGGGCGCTATCGACCCAGCCTACCGCCAGCTTCAACGTCTCCCTCACCTTGGCCTCGCCGATCTGGTGTTCACGCGCGATGCGCAGGGCCGGCCACTTCGCGCCGTAGTAGAGCCACACGAAGTCGCCGGCCTGCGGCGCCCTGTCGATGAGTCGAGCAATGACCCGGTCGACGGCCAAGGCCATATCGTCAGTGACGTGGTAGGCCTTTGGGCTCGACATTGGCATGGCTTGGCTCATGATAGCGGCGGCCGGCGACACATATCCGGGAACCCCCATTCCATCCATTCGCCACCACCCCCACTGCTCGAGGAGGTACTCGGTATCGCCCAGCAGCTTGTCCACGTAGGTTCGAGTTCTGCTCATGCCGCCCCCGGACCGTTCAGGCCAAACAGATCGCGCAGCAGCGTTTCCACCGCAGCGCCCTTCGCGTTTCCGTCCTGCAGCCAGAGCCGGCCATAGTCGTGAAAACCCAGGGTGCCGCGGTCGCCGTGCCAGTTGGCGATCATGACCAACAGCGCAGCCAAGGCAGCAGCACCACCCACCTTGACCTGCGCCAGCTCCTGGCCGGCCACCTTGAGAAACTCCCGCTCCAGCCTGGTCATGGCCTTTCGAGGTGCGATCGATTGTACGTTGCTCATGCTGCTTGCTCCCGCGCGCCCTCGTAGTGAACCCAGTTCCGGGCCTTGTGAGTGCTCGCACTGAAATACTGGTTGGATGCCTTGTCGAACCACAGGTCCAAGATTCCTTCATCGCCGGTAAGGCGCTGCTTGCTGATGATCAGGCGCACGTCGCTCTGGTCCTTGTAGTCGTCTCCCTTGGCCATCTCCTTGCGCTTGTTCCGCCAGACCGTGCACACGTTGTCGGCCAGGTCTGTGAGGATGGCGCCGCCGCGAACGTCGAGCTTGCCCGGGGGTTTACCCTCGTCGTCAGCCTTCCGCGGGTGGGCAACCAGGTGGACGTGGACGTTCATCTCGTGAGCAAACCCCACCAGCGCCTCCATGGCCTGCTTCTGGCCGTTGTAGTCGTCCTCAGCCATCCCAAGCTTCGCCAGGCTGTCGACGATGAAGTGGTTCACTCCGTAACGGCGCGCGGCATACCGGAAGTCTTCAAGCATTTCGCCCGTCTTCGCGGTGCCCAACTGGTCGTAGATCCACAGCTTGCCGTCGAGCCCGTCGAGGATCGCGTCGATGTAGCCCCTCGAAGGACAAGACATGCCGGAGGCCTGCCGGACCATTCGCTGCAAGGTCCGCTTGGCAGGCATCTCCATCGAGGCGATGCAGAACCGGTCGTGGCTGCCCTTGCGGTTCATGCCGTGGAACGCGAGGTAGTTCAGGAGCTGGGATTTGCCGTGTCCACTCCAGCCGGTCCAGATGGTGAGCTCCGAAGGCCGGAAGCGGATCTTGTTGGCGTAGGCGCTCCAGGGCAGCTCCATGCCCGTGGTTTCGGGGTTCTGGTCGTAGAACTCGGCCTTGACCTCCTCAGAGTAGGAACTGACCGACTTCAGCCGCTCCGGGTCGAAGTTCTTCGCCTTGGCGTAGCACTCCGCGATGTCGTCGGCGCTGTAGTACAGGGCGTCGAGGGCCTCGTTGAAATCCTTACAGCCCAGTTTCACCAGGCGGCACCGATCACGCCCAAGGCGCCGAACGATCTCCTCGGTCGCCTGGTGGCCGGGTTCGTCATCGTCAAGGCACAGGTAGATCACGTCGAAGCGCTGCAGGTTGTCGAACTCGTACTCGATCCAGCGTTGCTTGCCGTCCTTGCCGCCACCGAAGGGCACCGAGAGTGCCGGGCGCCCGTACTGCCAGGCGGTCATCGCGTCGATCTCGCCCTCGGTGATCGTCACTTCCCGGATACCGTCCGGGATGGCCTGCCAGCCGAACAGGCAAGGCTCGGTGTCCGACGACGTGGTGATTTTCTTCTTGCCACCGGGGCGCTCCACGCCGAGTTTCTTCCAGTGGATCAGCGACCCGTTGCGCAGGTACGGAAACACGATGCTCTGGCCGTCCTCGGCGATCTTGAACGCCTTGATGGTCTCCTCGGTCAGTCCACGGCCCTTCAGGTACGCCATCACCACCGAGTCCACCTTCGGCGTCGAGCACCTTGGCTTGTCTGGCCGCTGGTATGACTTCCGGTTCTCGACCGGCCGCGTGAGCTTGGGCTCCTGCACGCCGAGGTAGCCCCTGGCCTCGCTCAGCGCCGTCGCCATGTCGCAGTTGCGCGCCACTCGCCAGAGATCCAGCAGGTCGCCAGACTCCCCAGTGGCGAAGTCACACCACACGCCAGCCTTCTCGCCGACGAGGTGTACGCCCAGGCTCTTGCCCTTCTCGCCCGATGCATCGCCAGCGCGCCACTCGGCGCCCTCCCGCTTGCCGCCGGGCAGCAAATGCCGTGCAACGTCGGCGGCACGATCAGCCAGGCGCTTGGAAATCTCCGATGGGGTCAGCATGCGCCCTCCCCGTCCGGAAAACGCTCAAGGGTGCTGAAGTCATGGGTCCGAGTGGACAGCACCGTGTCCGTCATCTGCGGATGCCAGAACTCGTGATCCTCAAGCTGGTAGCCCCGGGGTGGGATGAACGGGTAGCGCTTGCTGCCCACCGCCGGCTTCCGCGGAGTTGCAGATGGTGCGCTCTCCTTGCGCACCCAGTTGCGCCAGGTCGCCAGCCAATCGACCTTCGTGGCCCCCTTGCCGGCAGCCGAGCACCAGTAGTCCCTGAAGCCCTCCCCAACCTTACGCATGTCCGCCTCGCTGAACTCCGGGCGCTCAGTCAGCGCCCAATCCAGCCAGTCATCCGGCAAGGCCCAGTCTTCCGGCAAGCGGGAAGCACGCTTGGGCTTTTCCGTCGGTTGATCATCCCCGGCCTCAGGGGAAGGGCGACGCTGTTGCGGCGCCTGCTCTTGATCTTTTAAATATCCCTGTCCCTGTCCCTGTCCCTGTCCCTGTCCCTGTCTGTTGCGATCACTACCCGATTCGGGTGGCGATCCCGTGGCAAGAGTTATTACACCCTTCTTCTTCAAGGTGCGCGATTGCGGGGCGATGCTTTTTAAAGCAGCAACCGCCTCGACCAGTTGCCCCTGAAGCCCGCTGATATCTACCTCCACACCCCAGCGACGAGCATTACCGGTGGCGCCCGAGATGGCATTCAGCAGCTTCTCAACCCAAGACTCCAGCGCCTTCTCAGCAACAACTGGATGGTACAGACGACCATCGCTGCACTTGACCCAGCCGCGAAGTACATGGGCCTTCACCTTGTCCCAACGAGCGCACTGGGACAGGTGTGCGAGCATCCGATCATTGTCGGGAACGCTGGCGGCCGGAACCTGGTGCCAACTGGCAAGCCAGAGAGTCATAGCAGCGGCGCGCTCGTCCCCAGAACCAAGCACCCAAGTCTCGGAAGTAAGCAATCGCTGAACGTCCAGTGGCATGAATGCGAATGTCGAGAGGTCGCAGTCAGTTGGGGTCAACGGCTCCGGCAGAGGGTGTAATGCATCAGGCGAGACCGAACTCATTCGCGCCCCCTTCTCAGCCGCTCAAGGTATCCCGGGCTGTGCAGTGGCTGCTCGAACCACAGCGGGTTACGTCGATCAACCTGTCCTGGGTTTCGGGCCTCCACGGCCATATCACTGCCCCATGTCGACCATGCCTCGCCATCTCCCTCAATAGCTGTGATCAGGTCTATCAGTTTGGAACAGAAGAAGCTCCTATCCGGCGAAAACCGGCTTTCGGAAAACATCTCTTCAATACGCCCCAGATAGACTTCTGGTTCCTCTACCTCCGCGTAGTAGGCCACCTCGTAATCATGAGGGGCAGCGGGCGAACTAGAGAGTTCCTCGGCAACCTTGTGCGGGGAACCATGGCTCCAACCAAGCAAGTACACACCAGGCATGATTGGGCAGTGCAGGACGAAAACAAAACCGAAATCTCTACTCATTCGCTCAACTCCCGTGCTTGAAGCAACTTCTCCATGAGCCGCTCAGCCAATACTTCATCGATATCTTCCGGGCGCCAGCCGCACAGCCGCTTCACCAACACCATCAGGGCGAAGCGCGCCTTGATGATCTCGAACTGGATATCGGCGATGTTTAGGGCAACCTCGGCTACTACAGGGGGATCGAACTGGCCCAGCAGCTCGAAGGCAGTGTCGATTGAGCACCAGATCTTGTAGGCAACCTGGTCGCTGCCGAACTGCTCGAAGGACTGCTCGTTGAGCATCACGGGATCGGACTGGTGGGCGACCTTGCTCATGCCAAGCCCTCCCTCTCCAGGCGCTGCACCAAGGTCCGCATCTTGCGCTTGAGGTGGGTGGTCAGGTTGCGCCTGCTGCGGAACTCAACGATAGGCAGGGCGTGGCGGTGAATCTGGATGGTGTTGGTCATGGCTCAGTTCACCCTATGGACTTTGAGGGTGTTCGGCTTGAGGCCCAGCTCTTCGGCTTTGCGCTTCGCCTCTTCGGGATCAATGCCCAGCCGCTTGGCCATCCCTTCCAGTTCGTAAACGGGCTCTCCGTCGTCGGTATAGCCATCCGGAACGGCAGGCATCAGCCCCATCTGCACAGCCATGTCGTGCATTTCCTGGCGGAACGACTCCGGGGCTGCGTCGTACATGCGCTGAAACGCAGTTGCGGCTTCTGGGGTATGCGACAAGCCGGACTTGCACATGCTGGTGTAGAGGCGGCCAGCGGCTAGAAACTCAGGAGTCACCTGCTCGGTGGTATTGCGCTTGCTTTTCTTGCTCATGACTTCACCTTCGGAGCCAGCCGGAACCGGCCCGGGAAATAGGGATGGGTGGCTTGGGTCTCGGTAACCCGCTCGCACTCGCTGACGAAGCGCTTGAAGACCGCAGTGATATCGCTGGTCGCCCAGACCGCGTACTGGCTGCCCTGGGCGTTCTCGTGGCCGTTGCGGACCATGCCCCAGGGCTTAGGGCTGATAGGCATCTGCCGAACCACTGCGTCCACCACGGTGGCCGACAGGCCATAACGGTCATTGATCACCTCACGGATGCGGGTGATCGGCATGCAGTTCTGCGGGCAGTGGTCCCAGACGCGGGATTCGGACAGGTCGTCGACCCGCTGCTCGACGCGCTCGATAGCGACCTGGTGCTGGGCCTGCTGTTGCTCGATCTGCTGCTGCCGACGCTCGAGTTGGACCTGCAACTGGGCATGCGCGAGCAACTGCTCGGCCTGAGTCATCGGAGGCCGCCGAGACTTCAGCTTGGCCAATACGCTTCGGCGAACCGACTTAGATTCGCGCATCCCGACCAGCATGCACTGGTCAAGGGTCAGGTCGTAGGTGGCGACCTGGTTGCCGTGGAAGGGGGTGTAATATTTTTGCACCCCCTCAAGCTCATCGCCCAACTCGTCTTCGACACGAGCGAGAAACTGATCGTTTCTGATCTTCGGTTCGCCAGCAGCCAAGCGAGCCTCGTTGACCATGTCCCGCAGTTCGATGGTGGTCATGGTGGCGGCCTGGCCGCCAATTGAGGTCAGGCCAGTCATGTCGAAGCCCTCGTAATAGCCGCATCTATTGCATCGGCTACGCCTGCATCCAGGTAGTGGTTCACCCGATCTACCAGGCCCTGGTCTTCCACTCGGTCTAGACTGCTTCCGGCAAACTGGGCGGACACCTTGAGCCAGTTGAATATCTCGCCCATGAACCCCGCGAACTGGCCGCGTTTGACAGTTTCCTCTTGCTCGTCCGAAGGGGCTTTGGTGATCAAATCGCGCACCATGCTCCTGAGCACCTCGCAAGCCATCCAGTCGTCCACATCCCGGACATACTTCAGATAGATGTGCGCGATACTCTTGCCGGCCTCGAGACCGGTGAGGTAGCTACCAGTCAAAGGAACATCCCACATTGAGTAGCGACCATGGTCCTTGCCTACGAAGGGCAAGCGCTGCCAAGTTTCCTTGGCGCGCGGGTGGAGAGATATCCCCTGTGGCTTCTTGCCTCGACGAGGGCGTTTTGCATCAGACACAGAGCTCATGCCGGCACCTCCAGCTCGGTCAGCAGTTGGATCAAGTCCTCGCCAGCCAGCCCGGCGATGGTGATAATCGACAGATGGATCGCATCCACCTGGTCGGCGGTCAGGCGCGGGCCCGGCTCGAAACCTTCGAAAGCCAAGTCTTCGCGAACTGCGGTAGCCAAGTCCTGGATGGCGCCGATGTAGCTGTAGAGCTGGTCACCGAGCGCTTTCGCTCCGATGCGGCTAGTCATTGGCCACCTCCCCACCCTCCAAGGCGGCACGGACCAAGGCCTGCGCGGTCTCGACCGCGTGAAGCATCAGCGAAACCTGGGAAGAAACGCTCGGCTCGCTAACGATTTCCTGAAGCCCACCAATCACCGCGTCCAGAAGATCGGTGGCGCTGTCCAGCGCGAGGTCGGCATCAATGTCATCCATCACGCACAGGACATTCGCTTTCTGATCTCCCTTCGAAAGATCAACCGGCGCAGTCGCCCGGAAGCTGATACCCATCGTGGCCCTCATTGCTGAGCCTCCTTCTGCCGATCGATTCGAGCAGAACAGACCTGTTCGAACTCCGCCAACTGGTAGATGGCACCGCCAACCTCCTCCAAGAACCATCCGAGACGCTCGGCGGTCTCCTGATCGAGCTCGCCTTCTGCACTGGTAAGCGCCAGCAGTTTCCCGACTGCGGCGACACCAAGCGCCATGTTCTGAGCCGCATGGCGAGCCGTACCACGATCCAACTTGATGGAGCGGATCTGCTTATCGGTCAGAACTTCATCGGGGACCGGGGAGCACTGATTGCTGAGCAGTGTCGCGAGGTTCATTGGCGGCGCTCCTTTGCATTGAGCGCAGCGGCGATTTCCGCCTCCTCCGCAGGCAGAGGGATGGCGGCATCCACCAGCGCCTTTGCCGCATCACTCAGGTACGCCAGCGCGTGGTAGCCATTGCCATCCATGGGGCTACCCTCGACGAGGGAGATGAGGATGTCGCTGAGTCCGGCCAGAATGACGCTGGCCTCGTCCAAGGCTTCCCGCTTGGAAAGTCCAGGGTTGACCTTGAAGAAGCTGTTCTCCGGGTCAATAGGGCGAGCTCTCAGAAGCGCGTTCATGCCACACCTCCCGCTGCATCCAAGCCGCGCACGCAGCTACTGTGCATCGCCGCCACCACCTCGGTGAGCAGCGCGATAGCTTCCGCCTCGGAGTCGCTCATAGGGTGATCGATATCCCTGGCCATGCGCCTGAGCAAAGCGCAGAGAGCGTTGAGCGACTCCTCGTAACGTTGCATTACCTCTACGATGGGAACCCCCTCGCAGACCTGGAGCGCACAGAGCCCGCTGGGGGTCAGGAGAAATCCAACCTCCTCAGTGGTCACTGACTGTTGCGCCTGGCTTGACGTTTTGATATTTTTGAGTTGCATGTTGATGTCTCCCTCGAGACAAAGAAGTACCTAGGCAGTCGCTCCAACGACTACCGACTAAAGGCCTCGCGAAAGCGGGGCTTTTTGCTGTCTGGAGACAGGGAATCCCTATCCTCCACACATCTGAAAAGCGCAGCCCAGATCAGGGCGGCTTTGAGGAAGGGGCGCGAGCGCGCGTATCAGACTTTTTCAAAGTGCAAGCTCCCGAATTTCGTTGAACGGCGCAGACAGCCTGCACCCGTTTAGAAATATCCCAAGCGCCCATGTAAACGAAGGCCCTGAAGAGGCCCTGCCGATGGTCACCATGACCAGACTCCGCACAGGAACGCTCATAGGAATAGTGGGTTGCCAGTGCCCCTTTTTTGGGCGCGTCACCCCGGGCTTGTGGGCAGAGCTTCCACCAGCAGGGAGCTCCTGGGCTTTTAACCGGGTTTAATGATTCGGACCGTGGCGGTTTAGCATGCGAAACTGATCCGTTTGCCAGGCCTCGAGATAGCCCTCGGTCGGGCACCGCAAACCGAATGCTCATGGCGCCACCTCGGCACTGGATGCCTGCACAGGTACGTTGGTACGCTGCAAAATAGTTCCGTTGGGATTATTATCGGAATCAAGGACATCACTTTCCTGTCGGCGCGATGATGGGAAGGGGCGCTCCTCAACTGCGCGAATTGATCCATCGCCCTCTTGGATGACATAGATTGCGCGCCCCATACGGATCGCTTTACTGAGGGCCCCTTGCGTCATCCCAAGGCATTTCGCCGTCCAGGCGTGACGCTTGCGGGCAAATACAGATAGAGGAATGCGTTCCACAGGCTTGTCCAAGCTGGTCTTCTGCCTTGGATAGTGCCAGCGGGATTTTTTCAAATCAATCCTTGCGGGATTATTTTTTCGAGATCGCAAATGAAGAAGAAGCCGCTGCCTCCAGAGAAACAGGCGGAATGCGCCGCCCTGAAAGCCATTTACCAACAGAAGCGGCACGAACTGGGCCTCACCCAAGAAGGAATAGCCCGCAGGCTTGGCATAACGCAGGGGTCACTGAGTCACTACCTGAATGGCCGGAACGCCTTGAATGCCGAATTCGCCGTCAAGATAGCCGAGTTACTCCAGGTCGCAGTGGGGAGCTTCAGCCCAAGGCTGGAGGAAGAAATCACACGAATGATAATGGCCCTCCCCGCCAAAGGCCGGCGTCAAGAGAGAGAGGCCAGTAACGTCACGCTCGCACTCCAGCCACATAGATCGCCTCGGAGGTACCCCGTAATCAGTTGGGTAGCTGCAGGAGAAAGGGCTGAGTCACCTGATCTCCACCCGCCGGGTGTAGCGGACGAATGGCTGCCATCTACCGAAAACGCGGGGGCAAATGGTTACTGGCTGATTATTCTTGGAGACTCAATGTCCTCCCCAACCCCGCCCAGCTTCCCGCCGGGAACGCCGATTCTCGTGCAGCCAGAAGGGTTCGACCTGATCAGCGGAAAATACTATGTGGCCAAGCACTCGGATGGCGAAACCACGTTCAAGCAGTACGTCTACGACGCAGGGGTCAAGTACTTGGTCCCGCTGAACAAGGCCTACAGGACACTGGAGATGAATGACGACTGGGAGATCATTGGTCGGGTGATAGATGCAAAAGTACCCGGCCTATAAAAAATAATCCCGCAAGGATTGACACGAAATAATCCCGCCAGCACTATTAGCTCCAAGAGTAGGCATTGGAGCTAACCCCCATGGCAGCAATCACATTCGGAAACTGGAGTGGACGCACCGACTCAGAGCTTGCTGCTCGAGAGGTTCAATGCCTGCTTGCAGTAGCCGGTGGCTGCACCGACAAACAGGCCGCCCTTTCCCTCGGGGTATCACCTCGCACCGTGAAAGGCGCAATTGAGCGCGCAATGCACAAGCTCAACGCCTACCGCAGGCCGGCTCTAGTAGCTGAAGCCATGCGCCGCGGGCTTATCTCACCCGCCGTGATCGCCCTCGCCTTCCTCGTCGCCGGTCAGCCACTGCTCAACGATGACCACATGATGCGCAGCCGTCGGAGTGGGGAGCGTCGGATTGAGTTTCGAGTGGCTGCGCGCCGGGTTGAAACCTGGCTGACCGCATAAGGAGATCGTCATGGACAAGCTCGAAATCGAATACGCCCTAGCCAAGCAGGTTCCCGACATGGCTCGCGGCTTCACCATCGCAACCAGCTATGGCGAGCTTCACGTCAGCGCCGTTGACGCCCCTGTCGTGATGAAGGTGGTCCGCGATCTACTCGAGAGTGAGCTCGAGCGGGCCAAGGCGCACGAGCGGCAGGAGGCCAACCCGGAGCAACCAAGCACCACGCCATACCCGCGCCAGCCCGGCGTATCGATCTTCGACGTGATCACGCGTACGGCCCCTGGCATGCGCGACCGAGAGTAAGGAGAACGAAATGAACCTGATTCCATACGACTTCAACAGCAAGCGCCTCCAGGTGCTCGTCGACGAGAACGGCGAGCCTTGGTTCATCGCGATGGAGGTAGCCGAGATCCTGGGCTATTCCGACGCTTATGAGATGACCAAGCGTCTGGATGAGGACGAAAAGTCAAACCGGCAAATCGCCGGTTTGAATCGCGGAGAACGAGATGAACTTGACCCTTGTTCACAGTCGGGACTATGCTCGGCCCGTCACTGCAAATTCAGTGGCCGGGTTTGGCGACCCGACAGGCTATGGCGCGACAGCGCCAACCCAACATCAGGCGCTTTTTTTGTGCCTGCCGTTTGGGCGTGCACCGGCTACCCGGTGTCTCTCTATGGCAGATCGCGTGGGGAGACCTTCGGGTCTGCCGGGTTCCATAGCCCCGGTTCGCCAACCCCGCGCGGTCTGCCACCCTATTCCGTTTGGCGACGGTCGGTGGCAGCTCCCTAATCAGCTATGGAGTTCCCCCACAATGGCAAGCCCTACCCAAGTTGCGCCCGAAGCATTCGACCTGGCCGCCAAGGCCTACGATTCCATCGAGCTCGCCGTCAGCACCCTCTACGACCTGTCCGCCATCTTCCGGGCGATCTACCAGGCCGAACAGTTCCCGTCCCACAACAAGCGCCTGGCCGGTGTTGGCCAGTATTTGGCCGACGACTGGGGAAGTCTGCTCGATGGCCAGGTAGGCGAGTTGAAAGCAATGCTCGAAGCCACTCGCGAAAGGAGGGCTGCAGCATGAGCCTGATCACCACAACCAACGCCGTCACCATGTCGAGCCGCGAGATTGCCGAATTGACTGGAAAGCGCCATGACAACGTCATTGCCGATATTCGCAAGATGCTCCTTGAGCTCGGATATCAGATCGACGCCGACGGAAGATCTCCTGACTTTTCAGGAGATGTCCCGGACGCTTATGGGCGGCTCCAGCATTGCTTCAATCTGCCCCGCCGCGAGGTCGAAATCCTCCTGACGGGCTACAGCATTCCGCTCCGCGCGAAATGCCTCGATCGACTGCACGAGTTGGAGGCACGGGCCAAGCAAACGCTCCCGGCCCTCCCCGGTGACTACATCCAGGCACTGGAGCACCTACTGGAATCCAAGCGCTCTGAGCAGAAGGCCATCGAAGAGCGCGACCACGCCATCGCCACCAAGGCAGAGATCGGTTCCCGGCGAGAGGCCACTGCAATGGCATCGGCTTCCGCCGCCGTCCGCGAGGCACGTCGTCTTGCAGATGAACTCGGGCGTGGTACCCGGCAGGCGACGGTCAAGGCAGTAGAGAACCTCACCAAGACTCAATTCGACCCGCAGGCCTGGCGCAAATTGCGTGCATGGTGCGATTCCCACGGAGTCCAGCCCAACTATGTCGAAGACCCTCTCTATGGCCGTGTCCGGGCGTGGCCTGCGGATGCCTGGAAGGAGGTGTACGACATCGACCTGGACGGACTGTTCGGTTATCACCAACACCGGATCACCGAAGGGGGTGCAAGTTCGGCATGCCCCTGACGCACCAATAAACCCATAACCCAACCGATTTTGGCAAAGCCACAAATGCCGGCGGGCCCTTGCTCGCCCTGGAGAAACTATGAAACGAGCAACCGTTGTAACCGAACTGCCGGCCAGCACCAGCCGGGATATGGACAAGTTCGTTGTCCGACTGCCGGACGGCCTGAGGGCCGAGGTGGAAGCCGAAGCCAAGCGAGACTCGCGCAGCATGAACTCCTTGATCGTCGTTGCCCTGCGCGAGTACCTGCATGGCCAGCGCCGAAAGCATGCGCTCCTCGATGCTCTGACCGCTGCCGCCGGAGATCGCTGATCATGAAGCAAGCACTCATCGGCACCGCGATCAGCCTGCCGCTCAGCGCGTGCCTGTACTTCAGTCAGGGGTCGATCCACCAGTTCGCCTTCTATGTGTCGGCGGCACTAAACGTCCTCTGCTGGCTGCTGATATTCGCCGGCGGCATCAAGGGGCAAGGAGCCGCGAACCTGCTCGCCCGCCCTTGGCTCTCCATCCCTACCGGCGCTCTACACGTGGCAGCCCTGGCCCTCACGGATCACCCCGCACTCGCGGCTTCGAGCCTGCTGGTGCAAATGGCTTGCTACGCCCTCGCCTACCAGGCAGTGCGCAGCGCCGAGCAAGGGGGTGATCTATGACCCATGCCCTGTTTAAACAGATCGATCTGACCGCCAAGCTCGGCCAGGACGGTAGCTCGCTCCAGGCCATGAACGCGCTGCGCGTCATCCGGGAAACGGTAGCGAAGCACCTGGCCGGCGCCGAGGCTGCAGAAGAGCATCCGCTCGAGCGCGCCGTCCTGGCGCTCCGCACCATCGCCGAGTACCCCTGTCCCGAGCAGGACAACATGCCGGCGGCGAACATGCGAGAGATCGCACTGGCCGCGCTGGACGGCGCTGGAGCGAGTTCCGAACCGGGCAATCCTGGCGGTGAACCTGTTTCCGGACCGGGTAATGCCGGCGAGCAAACCCACCCCGCGCCGGGATTGGCCCGCGAGCACGCCGAACTACGCCGAATTGCTGTCGCGCTCAAGAACCCGCTGCTCAGCGGAGAGGAGGCCTCGAATCTGATGGTGCGTTACGAGGCCTTGACCATGCCTGACCACATCATCGCGCTGATCGACGGACAGACTCAGGCTACCGTTCCGAAGGGCTGGAAGCTGGTACCGCTTGAGCCGACCTTGGAAATGCTGGACGCGCGCCGCGACAGCAAGGACGGAATGGACGGCTATCTCGTTGAGGATACCGAGTACTACTTCCCAGATCGGGGTGCAGTTCGCGCCTTCCTGGCACGTGTGTATCGGGGCCTCATTGCCGCAGCCCCAGCGCCTGGAAGTGAGCGATGACCATGCGCAAGGCTCTGACCGCTATCGCACTCGTCGCGCTGTTTGGCCTGGCCACTGTTGCCGCCGGCGCCGCGCTCCAGCCGTCCAAGACCCTGTTCATCTGGGAGGTATGCCAGTGATGAGAGGCTCCGATATTCCGCCACCACCAGGGTATCGCCCTACGCCGCTCGCCACCCTCGGCCAGCAGTTGGTCCGCCTGGGTCAAGCGATGCAGAACCCCAACACCAAGCTCGGCGAGTTGACCGAGTTGGTCCAGGCCTGCGGGGTCGACCTGCGGATCTGCGACACGAACAAGGAGAGCCGGTCATGAGGGGCGCAACGTTGCACAGGCTGATCGATATCTACGCCGACAGTCGCCGTAACCTGCGCGTCCGTTTGGCGGCCCTCCGGATGTTCGTCCGTGCGGTGTGCGCCGATCGCGACACCAGCTTCGCCGAGTATCGCCAGATGCGTCGGCGGCTCCTCAAGGGCATGCCGTTCACCGAGCGGGCGCTTGAGCGCGAGCGAGCGGCATATCTGGATCGCACCAGAGCTGCGAGACAAGCCATGGAAGAGAGCGGTGCCTGGCTTATCGGAAACTCAGCCATGATCGAGCAGGCCCTGTCGTTCGACGATTTGTGCGACCTCCTGGGGGTGAATCATGCCCATCGTGCCGAGGCTGCCGAGGTCTGCGCGGGCGACGCCGGAATCGTTGGCGGCCTGCTCTGGATTGGTGGGGAGTTCGAGGACAGCGCGGACCACAAGAGTGGCCGCTCCAACCGAGGGAACACGGGGCCACTTACCGCAGCGGTTCAGAACCTGTTCCAGAAGTTCTTGCTTGAAAATCCGTCGGCCATCCCTGACCCGTTCGCCCCGGGCGGGCCCTTTTACGGAGTCCCGCGTCAGGAAATGGCGCCGAACGGCACTGTGCAGATTCGGCGGCCCGCACTCACCGTCCACAGCCAGGACGGATCGACCCGCACGGTTGAGCGAAAGCCGGAGGCGTATTCGGTAGTGGCGAAAGATGGTGGGGGTCGCCATGGCTAGAACTCTGCTTCGCGTGATGAGGGGAGAGTTTGCGTTCTACCTGACCGAAGGGTCGAAGGGCGGCAAGAAAGGAGGGGCGCGCTGGGCCTTATACCGGACCAGTGGATTCGGGAAGGTCAAAGACGGCTTTGTCTTCGTCAACAGCGGTGACCGCGCCAGACTGCTGGCAATGACGAACGACGGTGAGCAAATGGATGCCTGCCAGGCACTGTTCGACAGTAAGAAACGCCGGGCCTACGTTCGGCGCTGCGAGATTCGCGGCCCATCCGGCCGCTGGGAGGGGCTTGCATTCAAGCCTAGGCCTCAGGAATGCGCTACCTGACTGTTAAAAAATTCGCCAGCGAGTCTGGCTACACCGAAGACGCCGTGCGCTCGAAGATCCGCGATGGAATCTGGCGCCTCGGCGAGATATGGAAAAAAGCACCGGATGGCCGGACGCTTATTGATGTAGAGGGGTATGAAGCATGGGTAGAGATGGGCGGGGAGTCAGGGCAGTCTCTGATTCGAGTATCGAAATCACGTTCATGTATCGCGGCGTCAGGTGCCGGGAGCGCATCTCGCTCAAGCCCACCGCCACTAACCTGAAGCGAGCAGAGCAGCACAAGGCGGCTATCGAACATGCGATCGCCGCCGGTACCTTCGACTACTCGGTGACATTTCCTGGATCTCCGCGCGCCGCCAAGTTTGCGCCTGAGGCGTCACGCGAGACGGTTGCGGGATTCCTTGGCCGATGGCTTGAGTCGAAGCGCAAGCACGTCTCCAGCAGCACCTTCGAGGGCTACAGGAAGATTGTAGAGCTTCGTCTGGTGCCGGCCCTTGGGCCCGTCATGGTGGTCGACCTGAAGCGGAAGGCCGTCAAGGATTGGCTGGACACCCTGAAGGTGAGCAACAAGACGCTCAGCAATATCCAGAGCTGCCTACGCTCGGCCCTCAGTGATGCAATGGAAGAGGAACTGATCGACAGCAACCCCCTCGCCGGCTGGACATACGCAAGGAAGGGAGAGGTCAAGGACGACGACGTGGACCCATTCTCGCCGGAAGAGCAGCAGGCGATTCTGAGTGCCCTCGATGGTCAAGGGCGGAACCTAGTACAGTTCGCATTCTGGACGGGGATGCGTACCAGCGAACTCGTCGGCCTCGAGTGGGGCGATATTGACTGGCTCCGCGGCGAGGTGCGCGTCACCCGCGCCATGACCCAGGCAGCCAAGGGAAAAGCGGAGGTGACGAAGACCACTTCCGGCCGGCGCAGCATCAAGCTGCTCGGCCCTGCGCTGGAAGCCTTGAAGGCGCAAAAGGAATTCACCTACCTGGCCAATCAGGAAGTCTTCCAGAACCCGAGGACGGCCGATCGATGGGCCGGCGACGGACCGATTCGGAAAACACTCTGGGCTTACGCGCTGAAGAAGGCCGGCGTGCGCTACCGTCGTCCGTACCAGACCCGGCACACCTACGCATCCATGATGCTGTCCGCCGGGGAGCATCCGATGTGGGTAGCCACTCAGATGGGGCATAGCGATTGGACGATGATCGCAAGGATCTATGGTCGATGGATGCCTAGTTTGGACTCTGCAGCCGGAACCCGTGCTGAAAGGCTTTGGAACGATGAAATCAAGACGGGCGGCGGCTCCGGAACCGCCCAGGATTAGACTTCTAGCACGATGACGTGAGCTCATCAGAGCCACAGCGTGAACCGCTAATCGTCTGACAGGTACAACGACAGCTACCGGGACAGCCATCAAAACGATATCATTGCTCTAAGCCCTGCAGAGCCAGGACGAAGCCAACTGAAAAAGTCATTTAAAATCAGTTAGATGGGATAATTTCAGGGGGAAATAGGGTTGAACAAGCTTGCCGGGCGGACCTAAGCATTTCTGCCGAACGGGAACCTTCCCCCCTCTTCATCGTCTAGCATTTGTACCCACTATGGTTAATACTGCACCGCGTAAGCCACCACAGAGCCATCATCCTACGGACCAGGAAAGAAAAATCCATGACGGACCATGCCATGACCTGAAGACAGTGCAAAACCTGGTACACAGTGAGAGACACAAAGCAATTCGCGTCGTCACAGAGAATGCGAGCTCTGAAATGATCGACTACTGCATGGACGAAGAGGATTTGGCCGGATTAGTGCTGGAGCTGCGATCCAAGCATTACCATGATTCGGAATGGTGCAAAGCATCGCCTAAAAGTCCCTGGTTTGAAGCTGACGCCTACAGGATCACCAAAGCTGAGAGACTACCCATGGAAAGGGATCTAGCCCAGTTGAAATATTATATTAAATTCAGTGTTAACAAGCTTGGAAATATCTTGCTCTTTTTTTCGGTCCATAGAGATTACGTATGAAAAACTTAGAGACCTGTCCAGTTTGCTGCTCCGGCGTGCTGCGACCTTACACGTTCTCAAAAGAGATTTCATATAAAAACGTAACTTGCAGCGTGGAAGTTTTCCAGTCGTCAAGATGCGAAACTTGCGAATCAGAAGTTGCACTGCACGCACAAAGCAAACACAACAAATTGATTAGCATTAACTTTCAGCGCGCTGTCGATGGACTACTCACGACTACTGAGATTATCAGAATAAGAAAAAAGCTTGGACTTTCACAGCGGGCGGCATCGCAGTTGATAGGCGGTGGTGGAAACGCTTTCGCTAAATATGAAAGCGGAGCCACTAAACAGTCCGTTGGGATTGACAACATGCTGAAAGTTCTAGATCAGCATCCAAAAATAATTAAGACATTAATCGAAGCGGATCAGCAGCGGAAAGCTCTCACAAGTGCTCAAGTAAAAATTTGCATTCCTAGTCCACGAGAGAAGGCCGAAAGCGGAATCCTCACTTTCGTCAAGGATTGCTTTGGCTTCTCAAGCCCCACGTTTGATACTGCCGTATCGGATTCAAATTCGACTAATACGATAACATTTGCAAATAGAACCTCGATTTCCGCAAGTTGGTCGCTATGAAAAAAAAACCTGCTAATTATTTGCTTATAATTTGTGAAGATGTCCGTAGCGAGGTAGATGACAAGTTCTCTCTTATTGGCGTCACTGCACACCCATTAAAATTAAAAAAAACCCAAGGGAAGTCCTATGCCACTCACTCCATCGCGGTATATGGCGAACTCCCAAATGTGAAGGCACCGGAACAGCTTGAAATTCTCGTCGAATCCCCATCCGGAAAAACGGTTGCCGAGGGGATCGCGCCAGTTCCAGAGAAATCCGCCGACACAGTCGTAGTAGCTGGGAAGTTTCTTGGGGTGCGCTTTGAGGAGTCAGGCAAGCACTCATTGACGCTAAGCCTGGATGGTCAGAAGTACTCCAAAGAATTCGATATTGAAATCATAGAGTAATAGAATAAGTGGTTGATCTTCAGCTGTCCTGCAAGTCTTCCGCTACGGAAAGCTAAATGACAGCTTAATGCCAACTTTAGGTCTACAGCCCGCGTATCAAGAGCCTTAGCCGGGGATTCAAATCCCCCCGGCTCCACCAAACGCAAACGATAAGCCCCTGATTTTCCTAGTGAATTTCAGGGGCTTTTTCATTTCTGCTGCAAACCGTCGAAGAAATGTCGAAAATGTTGGTTCGGAGCTCATGACTACCATCGGCGGGTAGCTGTCTCGTCTCACCGCATTCTTGAGCTCGGCCCCGTCACCAGTTGCAAAAGGACTAGCAAGCCATGACCGTCAGAGTGTTCTTGAGTCACAACCATCACGACAAGCCCTTCGTTCGCAAGCTAGCCGCTGACCTTGAGGGGCATAATGTGAAGTGCTGGGTGGATGAAGCGGAAATGAAGATAGGTGACTCGCTGATCCAGAAGATTAGAGAGGGTATCGACAACTCTGATTACTTCGCAGTTATAGTCTCCCCAAACTCTATAATCGCGCCCTGGGTGGCTAACGAACTTGACGTTGCAATGTCGCAGCAAATATCTGGAAAAAGCATAAAAGTACTACCCATTGTTGTAAAAGAGTGCGAACTACCGGGATTACTTCCAGGAAAGCTATATGCAGACTTCAAGGACGAATCGCTATACGAGGAATCATTCAAACGACTCGCAAAAGACATGGGGATTGTCTACAATAAGAACATATTGAACCCGCAAAAAACACAGCACAGCCTAAAAACATCAACTGATAAGGCGTTTTTCAGCACCTTACCGCTCATGAGCAGGCCTTATCACCGTCCTTTCCAATACATCGGTATGTCCATTGAGCGAGCCGAGAAGGAGGTTAGCGGAAAGGCTAACGACGTGGGCAATATTATTATTGAAAACGCTGATTGCAGAATGATTCTAGAGGCAGAAGGAAATTACATCAGTTTTATATCAGTCGAATTTAAAGCAACTGCACCTCACTTTCAGAACCAAGAATTCGATTCCGAACCGCTACTCGGCGCACTGAGCATTAGCCTATCTGAGCTTGAATTCGTGCGGAAGAAAACCTATTTTCACACTTACTACGATCACAAACGGCGACTTAAGGTTAGCGTCAGCTGTGATTGTGACGAAGGCCCACTTTCAGTTTCGTTCAGCTCCAAGTACTACAACATGTAGCGACCCGTACAGAGAGGCCCAAACTTTATTGAGTCCTGAAGATGATCAGGCGATAGATGTGCATATCGCATGGTCATCGTCAGGGTCGAATGCCCAAGGATTTTCTGAAGAGTGAGAATGTTGCCCCCATTCATCATAAAATGACTGGCGAAGGTATGTCGTAGGGCGTGGCTCGCCTGCCCTTTCGGTAGCCGAATTGTGGTCCGCTCTAGGGCGCGGCGGAACGAGGTAATACAGGACGAGAACAGGCCGTGCGTTCGCCAATGCACCCTGATCTTGTCGGCCAACTCGGTGGGGATCGGAACGTGGCGCACCCTCCCCGACTTCGTTCCGGCATAGGTCACGACGTTGCCCTGTAGCCGTTGTGGAATCAGCTTTTCCGCCTCAGACCAACGGCCCCCCGTGGCAAGACAAAGCAATGTCACCAGTTCCGTATGGGGGTTGTCACTGCCGCTGCGAATCGCTTCTAGCAACTCCGTGACTTGTTCTGTCGTCAGCCAAGAAAGCTCACGCTCTTGGAGCTTTAAAGGTTTCACCCCTACCAACGGGTTGGCATAGTCAATCTGGCCCAGGTCTTTCAATTCGTTGAATACGGCCCGCACATAGCCCAATTCGTTATTCAACGTCTTCCCGGATATCCCATTCTCTAGCCGTTTGCGGCGCAGTTGCGCATAGCTAGACGCATCGAGTGCAGCCCCTACCGGATCACCCAAACGAACCGTCAATTGCTGGAGCTTCGACAAGCGCCGCTTTCCATCGCGCAGGGAGTGGCCGTGCAGTTCATACCAAAGCAGGACCAGTTCAGAGAATCGGCGCCGATCTTTCGGTTTTGTGACCTGCCCCCCCCCGATTTCAGTACCACGTCAAACTTAGTAGAGTCCGTTTTCCGAGCAGGAGACGGCAGTGAAAAAGCGTTTTACCGAAGAGCAGATTCTCGACTTCCTCAAGCAGGCGGAGGCCGGTGTGCCGGTGAAGGAACTGTGTCGCCGACACGGCTTCAGTGATGCCTCGTTCTAC